TAGGTTTGATGATAGCATGTGCAAATATGAAATAATTGTTAATGCACCCTGTCTTAATTTTAATAGAAACTATTTAATACAAGGAGCAGCTAAAGAAAATTTTGATTGCACTTGGTCAACTTATTGGGATGATGGTAATAATCCATCTAGAGTTTTAAACATAGACAACGTACCATGGAAACAAATAGTAACTTCAGGAAATGATCCCTGTGTTATCTATGAGGACACAACAGAATTAGATTGTGAAAAAATTAGATTAGCACCTTTATTAGACACACCTTGCGTTAACCTTTCAAAAGCAGAGAGTGGTGGTCAATTAAGAAATGGAATGTATCAAGCATTCATAGCATACACAGTTAATGAGCAAAAAGTAACAGACTACATAGGTATCTCAAATCTTCAATCATTATTTGATCACCAGGGAACAAGCGGTGGTTTATCTATCAATGTATCAAACCTAGATAAAGAATTTGATTTTTATGAGTTAGTAATACTTTCTAATAATCAAGAAGCACAAGTAGCAAAAAGAATAGGTTTATACAGTACAGAAACACAATTTGTAGAAGTTGATTATATAGATCCTTCTTTGGTAACTGTACCTTTAGAATTAATTCCTTTACGCAATCCAGCATATGAAAAATCAGATGCTATGTTTGTAGTAAATGATTACCTAATACGTAAAGGTCCTTATGAACAGTTTGATTTTAATTATCAACCTTTAGCAAATAAAATAAAAGCAAAGTGGACAATAGTAGAATATGAATCAGATTATTATCTAAAAGGTGGTAACAAGACTGGTTTAATGCGTGATGAACAATATGCTTTTTTTATTAGATGGATATATAATACAGGTGAAAGATCTTCATCTTATCACATACCGGGTAGAGCACCAAGAACTAATGGATTTACTCAGTTTCAACAATCTATAAATGAAACAGGAAGTGCAACGGGAAATTTAAATGCATTATCTATTGATGAAAAAAATTGGCAAGTTTACAATACAGCTCAGAAATTACAGACTACTAATGTACCACTTGTTGATGGTGGTGTTTTAATAGCAAATGGAGATATGGGTTATTGGGAGTCAACAGAAAAATATAATCCTATTAGACCAGATATTTGGGAGGATTTATGTGGCTTACCTATAAGACATCATAAAATGCCAACGGAAGAAACAGCAGATGAAGTGCGTTTAACAAATTCTGATGCAACTAAAATTAGAATACTAGGTGTAGCGTTTGAAGACATTCAAGCTCCAGTCAACAATGATGGTAACCTAATAGAAAATATAGTTGGTTATGAAATATTAAGAGGATCAAGAGAGGGTCAAAGATCTATTCTTGCAAAAGGCTTGCTTAGAAATATGAGGGAATATGATATTCCTGAAGGTGGTCAAACAACAGGTACAGGTTCTAAAGGTTTGTATCCTAATTATCCATACAATGATTTAAGACCTGATACATATTTTCACAATGGAAATAGTAACTATAGAACTGATGGTCAACATAATTATACACAATCAAAAGCTGCTTTTGCTCCTTTAACTGGATATAAAAAAGATGTGTTTACTTTTCACGCACCTGATTTAATGTTTAGAAAGCCTTTTTTAAATGCTTATGAAACAAGAATTTATGGTGAGTTAAGTGGTGAAGCAAATGGTTACTTTGTAAAATCAGAAAATCACCCACAAAATAAATTAATAAGAAATGGAGCTGCTTTGATAGCAGGTCTTGTTGGTGTTGGTTATGCTATTTCTGCAGTAAAAGGTCAAGAGACTTATGAGTATACAGGACTATCAAATGGGATGTCGGGTGTATTTCCTGATTTAGTAGGTGGTTTTGCTACTTCAATTCCTGGTACTGGTTATTTAACATCAGTAGCTGCTAGTGCAGCCGGTGCGGGGGTTGCAGTTGCTAAAAATGCTATTGGTAATGCTTTATTAAATGAACTACTTAGTGACCTTACAAGTATTGCGTCTTTATATAGTGGTGGTGGTTTTGCTAATAAATTAAATTTACAACTCCAAAATGTTGCAAACAATGGATTTGCTTCTATACCTGGGGTTGATTCTGGTCAATACAATACAAAGTATGAAATTAAAAATCCAACAGGTGCAATACCAACTGTTATAAATGTATTCTTATCTGCTATTATAGCTAGAACAAACATAGCAATAGGTGCACAAGAAATTATAGATTTATTTTATAATATGGTAAAAGAGCAAGACTTTGCTTTCAAACACAACTCTCATGGATTTTATTATGAATTTAAAAGGTTATTAGATTCTCAACAATATAGAACTAAAACAATAAATGCAAACTATGTAGGAGGTAGTTTTCAAGAGTTTAATGGCTATAAAATAAATAACTTATTTAGACCTTTAACTGTAGCACTTGCTACAGAAGATGAAGTAGATATTCCTACAGTAGTTGATAAATCTAGGTATCAAATTGGTGGAGACGCAGACAGTGATACAGGTGATACTTATCTTAGGAGACCAGGTCAAGAAAGAAAAAGAAATATATCCGCTTTATATGGCGGAATTAAATTTGAATTTGAAAATCAATATGGTCAATTAGATGGTATAAAACAAATTCATATGAGAGGTTGTATTGAATTAATAGAACCCGTAAGCACTCAACAAAAATTTAATTCACAGCCTATTTTTTCTGGTGATACCTATGTGGGTAGATTTACTGAAAAAACGGTAATGCCAATTTTTACAGATTTCTTAAATGGTCAACCTAATGAATTTGCTTATGACTATTTAAAAAGAGTTAATATTCCTTATCCAAGATTTTGGATGGATACTAGAAAGTTTGATACAGCTGAGTTAGCTAGTGAGATTATATCATTAGGTTTAACCAACTCTGAAAATGCAATGCCTAATGATTTGTTTTATTTAGACAGAGGAACAAATAGTACAGCTTCAGGTCTGCAAGCAGTGTTTGGAAACGGATCTGATCCTAACCATGCATTTGCAATGACATACGCTTATATGTATACTCACGTAAATGGAGTTCAAGATTTTTATGTAGAATCAGAGTATAATTTAGCACAAAGAGATTGGGGTGATAATAGTTACGAAAGACACTATGATGAATTTAGTTTCACTGATAAAGATGAAATGTTTCATGCTGATCATATTAAAAAAGGCAATCTTTATAAATATGATTTGTCACTAAGTCCGTCTAAATTTGTAACACAAGTAGTATCATTTGGATCTGTACAGCCAAGAGACTATGATCCGTATGTTGCTGAAAATTGTTATCAGTATTATCCTAAAAGATTGCTATACTCTTTACAAGCTAAGCTTGAAGCAAAGAAAGATTTTTGGAGAGTTTTCTTACCAAATAATTATAAAGACTTTAAAAGTAAAGTAAATGTAATTAAACCAATAAGTAAGACAGGAGCCTTAATTCTTTTTCCTTATCAATCACCCAAAATGTTACAAGGTGTTGATACACTACAAACAGATATGGGTACTAAATTAACAGTAGGAGATGGTGGTTTATTTAATCAACCTTTTCAAAATATTGTTAATAGTGATTTATCTAATGAATATGGTTCATCCGAAAGTGCACGAGGTGTGGTAAATACACCAATGGGAGTGTTCTTTGTATCTCAAGCACAAGGTAAAATATTTCATTATACAGGTAAGTTAGAAAATATAGCCAACAATGGAATGAAGCAGTGGTTTAATAAATACCTTCCTTCTATTTTAATAAGACAGTTTCCAGCATTGGAACAAAGTCCTTTAAGTGATAACCCTATTAAAGGTGTTGGTTGTCAGACAATATATGATCCTAACTATGACATAGTTTATTTTACTAAAACTGATTATAAACTTAGAGAAAGTTATTTATGTGATGATGGAAGAAGTGGATATGACCCTTTTAGAACAAAAGGACCACAGGGTGGTTGTGTAGAATTTAATACAATAACTAATTCATTTATATATTTTCCTGAGACTGGTGGAGAGATTGAAATTGAAATTGGAGATCCTGTATTTTTTCAACAAGCTTCATGGACAGTTTCATATGATCCTAAAACAAGAGCATGGATATCTTTCCATGATTGGCACCCTGAGCTTGTAATACCTAGTATAAATCATTTCTTTACTACTAAGACTAGGTTGTCTGATGGCACCGGTGGTATATGGAGACACAATGCTACATGTGCACAGTATGTTAATTACTACGGTAAAGATTATCCTTGGGAAGTTGAAATTATAGAAAATACTGGTAACAAGGTTAATACATTACGTAGTGTTGAATACATGCTTGAATCATATGTATATGGTGGAGATTTATTAAATGGTTGTGCTGATGATAGATGGCATGATTTAGACTTTAATTTTGATGAAGCAATAATACATAATACAGAACAAGTATCAGGTCTTTTAAAATTAGACTTGACTCCTAAGAATGATCCTTTTGCTATGGTACAATATCCTGTGATTGGTTTTAATGATATGAGAATATTGTATTCTAAAGAAGAACAGAAATATAGATTTAATCAGTTTTGGGATGTGACTATGGATAGAGGTGAATTTAGTACTGTTCAACAGAATATCTTTATCACTCAGGTAAATGGATACATTAGAGACTTAAATAACGCAAATCTTAATTATGCTAAGGAAGAAACTCAACATAAAAGATTTAGACATTATTATAATAAAGTATTATTAAGAAGAAGAATTTCAGGTGATAGAAAAATGCTTTTAAAGCTAGCTACTACTAAACTAAATTTATCAATTAGATAATGGCAAATAAAAAAAGTATAGGGCTACCAGGGGGACCAAATGAATACATAACACATGTATCAGAAATGTTTAGTACAGAAGGATATAAAAGAAATAGTCCTGATGTAAACAATCCTTATAACATCATACCATCAAGTAATATTACTATGGAAGGTGTAGATTTTCCAGTTAGGGGATATGGAAACAATGGTGTTGTTCATGATATGAAACCTGGGGTAAAGAACTATAACTACGGAGATGCAGATCATGTTATTGAAGTCCCTTTAGCACAAAGAGGAATAGAAATGTTTCAGTCAAAGGGTGAATATAAAGTAGCAAGTGGAGATACATTTTATGGTATTGCTAATAAAAATAAAATACCATGGGAAGCATTAAAAGAAGCTAACCCTAATTTAGATTATGAAAATTTAAAGTTAGGTCAACAATTAGTATTACCAAATAAAATAGATAGGTCTCCTCCTATACCAAAAGCAGGAGTGTCTAAAAATTCTAATGTATTAGACTATAATGCTTTATCTAATTATTTAGTAGACACTAGAGGAGGAACAGTAGATACGTGGGGTCAATTAGCAGATACAATTGCTTATCATGAATCAAGCCCTTGGTCAAGAATGGATCCAAAAGCTAAACAATATCAAGGTGGACCTGGTAGAGGTTTATTTCAATTTGAAGGTGAGTCATTTGATACAGCATTAAAAAGATATAAAAATGTTGCAAACGCAAAAGGCTTTACTATAAAAGATAGTATTATAAATGCTAAATCAGCTGATCAACTATCTTCAGAAGATCAGTACGCATTATTTTTAGCAAATTTAATTGAGTCAAAAACAAAGCTTTCAGATTTTGTAGACGGTAATATATCTTCTTTAGACGTATGGTTAACGGGTCATAAAAATGTAGAGGCTGATGGAGACAGAGCTAGTTTCTTAGAAAGTAAAAAAGCTGCAGAAAAAGAAGGTATTAAGAATGGATATAAAACATTTCAATATGGTAACGGTGAAGAAAGATATGCTGTAGCACAAGATAATACTAGAATTGTTAGACCTAGATATAATGTTTCACCTAATTTAGATTTTAAAAAAAATACAGCATTACTAGACTTTTTAGCTGATGATAATCCTAATCAAGTTAATGATACTCTTATAAATGAAAGAAGAGTTGCACAAGATAATACAGCTATAAGTAATAACAAATTAAATAAATTAGCATTACTTCCTAACTCAGAGCCAATGTCTGAGGTTGATTTTGAAAAGTTGATGCAAGAAATATCAGAAGAAGAAAAATTAGTAGATACACCATATAACAGTCCTAATCTTACAGCTGACTTTATTAAAAAGTCCAATGAATATTCAAGAGGTTGGAAAGATATGAGTGAAGCTAGTGAAAAAGAAATTGAAGATTTACAAGAAGTGTTATTAGAAAAAGGATATAACATTGGTAAAACTGGTAAAGATGGTGTATACGGACCTAAAACATATCAGGCTCATGAAGCCATGGTGGATGATTTAAATTTAAATCCTACAGCAATATCTAGATATCATAACAAGTATTCTATAGACACTGAAAAAGAAGTAATGGGTATTCAACAAAAACTTGTTGATGAAGGTTATCTTTCCCCTACACTAACTAATAGAAATGCAAGTAGCATTGATGGAAAATTTGGTGATCAAACTAAAGAGGCATTGGATGCATATAACACAGCAAATACGCAAGAAGATCCTCAAGCTCAAGTTTTTAATTTTATACCAAGCAAACTAGATGAGACAAGATGTGCAGCTGGTATGTGTACTATACTTGAAGGAAATGAAGTAATGACAGAGGCGTTGGGTGTTAAATATAAAGATGCTTGGGACATATTTGAAAACATGGACAAAAGTGAAAATAGTAATACTGTTTTTAATATATATGATGATACTGCATTTCAAAATGTTAACTCAGTAGCAGATCTTAAAAGAGTTACTAAAGAAGTAAAAAAGAGAAAACAAACAAAAGCATCAGATTATAAAATAGGTGATATAGTTGGTTTGTATTGGGATGGTTCAAGTCATCATCAAGAAACACTAAACTCTAAAACTCATAATACTCATAGCGGTTTTGTTTCAGATGTAGTTGATGGTATTCCAATTATCACACATAATGTTAACGGTTCTGTTTTACAACAACCATATAATGAACTAGTTACTGGATGGATAAAAAGACCAAATGAAAATCTTGAGATTAAGTCAAGATATAATGTTGATGGAATAGAAGATATAGAAGTTAATGATTTAGCAATACAAAATTTAGCATTTAGATATTCTGGTTCTGATGGTAAAAATGTTGAGTATCAAGGAGCCAGGCTTGAGCAACTTCAAAATATATTTAAAAGAACAAAATATAACTCTTTAAAGATTCCTGAGATATTAAATTCTTCGGTAGATCCTAAATGGCTTGAGTCAACTGTTATTGGTATAACAGGTGTTGAAACAGGTGTTGGTAGTAGTGTCCCAAGATCAAGAGATGATGTTACTACAGGAACTTTAAAAAATGTTGCTAGAGGTGTATTTTATGATATTGAAGGGAAAGAAGATAAAGATATTTCATTAGGTATTGGTAAAACCAAACTTGCTTCATTAGACGCTTTTGCAAAAAAGTATTTTGATATTAATAGTGTAGAAGACCTTAAAGATGACAATAAAGGTTTAGATGCAATAACATATACGATAACTAAAAACTATGAGCTTTTTAAAGACTATGCAAAAGAATATCCTTCATTAGGTTTAACAGAAACTGATATTAGAAATATGTCCATCTTAGCATATAATCAAGGAGCTAACAGATTATTAAAAACAGGGCGTGTAGATGATAATAGAAGTTCAAGTGAAGAAGTAAAAGCTTTAAGAGATTTATATGATGCTACATTATTAGATATTAATTCAACCAACTATAAATATGTTCCTGCCATAGCTGATGCTGCTTTTAAAATGGGTCAAATACTACCAGAAGGAATGCCCGGATCTGTACGTCCTGCTGACTCTTATATTAAAAAGGTAAATAGCTACAGATCAGATTTATTTCCTGAATCATTTGCTGCTGTTGAAGAAAATACATCACCTTTTGAAATGTCATCCATGGCACAAGGAGGAGAGTATGGTGTATACAATAACTATATATATGGTAAATATGATGGTACATCTAGAGAAAAAAGTGCAGCAAAATTATATGACAAACTTAATGTAAAACATTATAAAGAAGCTAAACAAGAAGGAATGACAGTTCCAAATTATATAATAAGTAAAGTAATCAAACAAACTGATAATTAGGCATTCTCCTCAATTATTTGTATATTAATGTTATACTATATAGGCAATGGATTTAAACAATAAAAGTGTAGACAGCAGAGATCAGCAATCAATTAATGTTGCTATACAACCTATTTATGATGAATTTAAGATGATGGCTAATGATGGTCAGACTCCTGAAGAAATTATAATTAAGTTAATGGCTGAAGGTGTAGAGGCTTCTCAAATGAGTCAAGTACTTGAAGCAGTTGGTTATTCACCAAGTGCAGTTGTTGATTTATTTCAATCAGCAGAAATTTTAGAGAAACAAAATTTACAACAACAACAACAACAAGAACAGCAGCTTCAACAACCTCAGCAACAGCAAGATCCTAATGATCAAGCTCCAAGCCAAGAAAGTATTATTGAGATGGCTAAACAAGCTGCACAAAGCACAAGTCAACCTCAAATGCAATTTGGTGGTAGTGGTAATAGTGGAAGAGGTCCTCTCTTTGGTTCAGGTCAACCACGTAGACCATTATACTTACCACCTGTAGCAGCAACAGGTAATCTTATGGGAGCTGCTATGTTATTAGATGATGCAGCTGGTGATTTATTTGGAACAAAAGACTTAAACGGAGATGGTTTAAGAGATGGTGCTTTTAGTGATATGGGAGCTAAAAGAGCTAGGTTTAAAAGAAGCCAAGAAGCATTAAATGAATTTACTATAAATAGCAATGGTTCTAACATTGAAGATTATAATTTAAACTTTACAGATTTAACAAATAATACTTTAAGAACTAATGATCAGTTTAATAGTGATTTACAAAAATACAGCTTATTAGATTTTAATACGGACACTAAAAAATATGAATCAATAAATGCAAGCAGTGAAGAAGACTACAAGCTATTAGGTAAAGATCAAAAAAAGAAACTTAATTTTGACAATACATACAATAATGTAGTAGAAAATTTAAAAACCACGGATCTTACTGATTTAGAAATGATGCTAGCATCTAAAAAATATGATTCTGATCAAGGTCTTAATCTTAACAGATCAAGCTATGATGGTAGTACATTGTCTAAAGAACAATTAGAAAATAAGAAAGCAGACTACAAAGATTTAATGTTGGGTAATAAATCTATGAGTAATGATAATCCCTTTATTTATAGTGGTGTTACAGACGCAGTTCCAGTTGAGGATACCAATACTAGTATTCTAGAAAAGGACAAAAGCATTTTAAGTACTGATTCAAAACTAACGTTTAAGGAATGGGCTATGAAAGATCCAGTTACAAGAATGACTGGTACTGCAAAGCAAGACTATAACAATTATTTAAATGATACACCAAGTCAACCAGAAGCTCCATCAAAATCAGATCTTGAAGAAGCAATGTCTAAGTTAGGAGCCTTTTTTAATAATGGTGTTAATGGAGCTAAGTCTTTTATAAATGACAAAGCAGCACCTTTTATAGAAGATAAAGCTAAGTCTGTCATGGAAATGTTAGAAAACAAAAAATACGGTGGACTATTACCAAAAGCTCAATATAGTTTACCAGACATGAGCTTTTTAAATAATTTAAACATACCATCAGATTCTCCTATGGGGCCAACACCTTTTCAAGAACAACAAGGTCTTTTTGGAAAAAATATTTTAGAATCAGGGGATTTTAGTAATTACTTTAATCCCATGACTGATTATAAAAGAGATACTCAAATTGTTAAAGACGCTCAATTACAAGCAGGTAAAAAATCAAATACAGATCAAACAACAACACCCCCATATGTAGATGAAGCAACTGCTGAAGCAACTTTAGATCTACAAGCTACAACTCCAACTGTAGAAAGAAATAGAAGTATAGGGACAGGTATAAAAAAGGCTCAGAACTTTATAAAGAACGATCCTACAGTTCAAGCCGTTGGGGCAGGTGCTAATTTCCTTGTTAAGGCAAGTAACCTTGCAAATGAAATATATGCAGAAAACAAAGCAAAAAAACGGGATAAAGAGCTACGTGGCTTTGGTGCAGATGACATTTTTGCTACAGTTGAAAATCCACTAAATAAAAGAGGGACAACAGATCAATATGGTCTGAATGAAAATGATATGCTTGTAGATGCTTATGCTCAACAACTTACAAGATATGGTGCTGAACTAAAAAAAGGTGGTGAGTTTGAAGCACATATGATGTTTGATCCTAAAACAGGTAAAGGATATAAAGCCAATGAACCAGCTGATCATGAAAGAATGAAGAAACTAGGTTATCTTCATAAAGATGAAATGCAAGGTGGTGGAGAAATAGAAGTTGATAATGATACATTAGCTGCATTAATAGCAGCAGGTGCTGATATAGAAATATTATAATTATGGCAAAGATTAAAATAAATAGTTTACCCAAAGGTTTTGAACTTAAAGATGGTAAGGTTGTAAAAAAACTACAACGCGGTGGTTTAACTACTGGAGATCAGTTTGATTTTGGTTTAGTTACTTCTCAAGAAGGATATGGTATGAACTCTAATGGCACCAATAGTGATGGTGTAAGATATTCATTATCTTCTGTTCCTAGAGAAATGGCAAATCTTGAAGCTGAAGGTGGTGAAACAGTTCTTACAGATTTAAGTGATGATGGCAAATTTGGTCTTTATAATATAACTGGTCCAAGACATAGTAGTGGCGGTGTCCCTATGTACTTACCAGAACAGTCATTTATTTTTTCTGATACACAAAAGATGAAGTTCAACAGACAAGAGCTTGCAGAGTTTGGTGTAGAATCTAGAAAAAAAATGACTCCAGCAGATGTATCAAAAAAGTTTCAATTAAATGAATTCATTGGTGCAATGAGTGATCCTTTTATTGATGACATTAAATTAAAGAGTGCTGAACTTATGAGAGAAAAAAATCAAATGAGTTTATCTAAGCTAGCCTTTGGACAAGAGTCTAAGAAACAGTTTAGTGATGGTGTTCCTGTTACAGCTCATCCTTATCTTATGTCACAAGGAATAGATCCTATAGAATTTACACAAAAGGTAGAAAATATAACAAGAGAGCAAGCAGCACAAAGAATGTTTGATGGTATGAGCCCAGAACAACAAGCTCAAATGTTAGCTATGCAAGACTTAATCAGCAGAAGTGGTCAAGGGCCAACAGCTAAGTATGGTGCAGAAATGTTACCAAAAGCTCAAGATAGTCTACCTGATATTGCTGGAGATCCGGAGAGTGATGAGGACTTTGAAACTTTAATAACTTTAAATACACCCGCTGCATTAAATAACGAGACAATAGCCAAACTGGTACAGCAAGCAAAAGATGCATATCAAGCAAATGGAAAAACTGGTTTAGATCAAACATTGGCAGGTATAAAGAAACAATTTACTGGATCCGGTAGCTCACAAGAGGAAGAAAATCCACCTGCTGCACAGACAACCAAAAAGCCTACAAAATCAACACCTAAGTCTAAAAGAAAAAATACAATTGATCAAAGTTACTTTGAACTTTTAGATGGAAAAGGTATTCATGTAGATTTTGCAGGGCTTGGTACTACTAGTATGCCAGGTAGACAAAGATTAGATAAAGAGACGGGTCTTTATGATAAGGCTTCTGCTAATATGGAAACATGGCAAGCTAAGTGGGGACCTATTTACGGAGAAGATAAAATACAAGAAATAGTAGATTCATTAAAAGATTATCCTGCAGGTGCAAGAAATCCAAAAGTTGCAGCATTCCAACAGTATGTTAATGATACATATATACCGGAGTTTGTTTCAAGTATAGAGAAGGAAAGAATAGAAAAGGGTTATAAAGCCATGAGTGAAGATCAGCTTCTTGCAATGAGAACTGACATGACAAAAAACATGGGGTTCCCTGGAGGAGAAGGTTCAGCTAATGGAGTAGATGGTAAACTTGGAGATTGGACATCATCTAGATTACCAGGAACTTTTGAAATAGATCCTTACGAAAAGGAAGTGGAAGAGAAAAAGAAAGTAGAAGAGTTAGATGATCCAGAAGAAATACAAGACTTTAGAAAACCTGAAATGGATTTCTATACACAAGACCTTTATAAAGGAGCTGCTATTGGATTAAGAAAAAGAGATTACTTTGAACCATTCAGAAAAAAATTAGAAAGATCACGTGTTGATTATGTACTAAATGATCCAACAAGAGAAATAGCAGATGTTAATGAAAAGTATAATATAGCTGCTAATGTATTAGGTTCTTTTGGGGGACGTCAAGGGTTAGATGCTAGTTTAGCAAAGCAATCTGGTATGGGAATGAAGAATGCAGCAAATGTATTTGCTAGAAATAAAAAATTTAATATTGGTACAATTAATCAAGGTAAAGCAATGAATGCTCAATTAGATGCACGTTTTAATCTTGAGGATGCAAAGAGAACAGACTTTGAATATGATGGTACTGTTGTAGCACAACAACAAAGATTAAATGAAAAAAATAAAGACATGAATGACTTTATGAATTGGCAAGCCGATGCATTAACAAATGCAAACCGTGCTTACAATCTAAATAGTCTTTATGATCAGTTTAATATTGATCCAGTAGCAGGTGGAGCAATAGACTTTACAGATGGTAGAAAAATAAAAGGTTCTAAAACGCAAAATGCAGAAGCTTTAAGACAACAACGTTTATCAAACATACAAGATCTTTATAATCAGTTTGGTGAATCAGGTCTTAAGGGAGACTTATTAAAGTATATGGATAGTGGTGTTGCTACAGAAAGTACTGTTGTACCTGGTGGCAATAGAGCAAATCAAATGGGAATTACTCCAGAGATGATAGCTGCAATTAATGCAGCTAATGGTGCCACAGGGAAAAATGGTAAAGAAATAAAGCCTTATGCAACGCCATTTTATACAGGGACTACGTTAATGTAAACCCTAAAAGTGTAATGAAAAACCTTTTAAAACTTAAAAAATTTTAGTAATTTAGACCTATGGCAACTTATATACCAGGAATAGAATCATATACACCGGAGTACACAGCTTTTGAACCAGACTTTAAGTTTGCTCAAGCTGTTTTAAGTACAAGACAGGATAGATATGATACCAACTACAAGCAATTAAATGATTTATATGGCAGTGTGATTTATGCCGATATGAGTAGAGAAGACACTAAAGCACAGAGAGATCAATTTGCTGATAAGCTTGTGCCCTCTATTAATAAAATTGCAGATATGGATTTATCTATAGGTAAAAATGTAGATGCAGCAAAAGGTGTGTTTAATCCATTTATAGAAAACAAACTAATCCAACAAGACATATATAGAACTGCTAAGTATAAAGGAGAATTAGGCAGGGCTCAAAGTTTATTGGATGCTCCAAATTTAAAAGCTAGTCAACAATATTGGCAGACAGGTATTGATTATATGAATTATCAAATGGATGATTTTATTAATGCAAGCCCAGAGGAAGCTATGAATAAACCAATGCCTAAGTATGTAGCTAATGCCAACCTGTATGATATGGCATTAGATTATCTTAAGGAATCAGGTATTGAGGCAGAAGATTTTTATTTTACAAAAGACAAGAAGTTTATTATTAAACAAACAAATGGTAGTTTAATATATGATGCTTCATATGATAGAGTTAAAAGAGCTTTAGCAACAAATGGTAAAGTACAACAAGCATATGCTGCAGATAGTTACGTACAAGCAAGAAGACATGCAGAAAGAGGAGTTGAAGCTGGGCAATATTCTACAATCAATGAAGGTAGAGTTGCTTGGGCTGAGAACACAATTTCTGATATTACTTTTAAAGCTAACGAACTACAACTTCAGTTTGAAGGAAAGAGTAAAGAATTAGATGAGCTTAGACAAAAGCATGAAAATAGAATAAAAGAAGTAGGAGAAGAAAATCTAACACAAATAGAAAAGGACTCTTATTTAGATGTGATGACTGAGAGACAAGAAGTAGAAGAACAAGCTACTGCTAATTCTGAGTTGGTTGAAAAGATGGGACAACTTACTACGGATGAAGAAAGTCTTTTAAACAGAGCCTATGGTTCTTTAATGAATTGGAATATTAGTGATGATTTAAGAGCAGCTGCTAAATCTTACTCTATGCAAGGAGCCAAAAGAGTTCCTATGGTAAATGACTTTCAAAGAGATATAGAAAGACATAAACTTAATATGATTAGAGATGCTCAGAATAATGCGTTTAAAGCAGAGGAGAATAGATTAAATAGAATAAATGAATTAAAGGCAGCTGGTGCTTATATTGATCCAGCAATAAAAAAAGCATTAGATAATTTTAGTGGTGGCTTATCAGGTAATGTAGCATTTAATACAGATGCAGATGGTAATCCAAATGCAGATACTGATATTTACGCACAAAAAAATGCAGAGTTAGGAGATGCTCAAGATAAAGTAAGAAATGATCAAATAGAAACTTTATTATATTTTCATCAAAAAGATCAAGCATCTCTTGGTATGAATGGAAAACCTGAAACAATTAACATACCGGGTCCAAATGGTGACAAAGCTTATACTATTAATGAAGCAAGAGAAATATTAAGAAAGCCAGAGAATCAAGCTTTTTTAAATTCTAAGTATGAAACCATATCAAACAATTTTGCAACAGAAGAAGATAGAAAAAAATATGCACCTGGTATATCTACAAGAGATGCGTTAGTTATAAAAAATCAAATAAATACTACATCTGGTTTAGCAAGTAGAATAGTAAATGCAGAAAAGGAATTTAATAAAAGAGCTTCTGAGAATTATTCTAAGTTGTTAAATTTTAAAAATACAACAGGTGTACCAGAGATTATTGAAGACATTGAGGAGTATGGTGCTCCTAGTATAATAAAGGATAATAAAGTTCTTACTGAAGATGAATATGTAAAGATAGCAGTTGAAAAAGCACGTGAAAAGAAATTTACAGATAAAACACGTATAGATGAAACCTTTTATAGAATGGAGTATGCAAATTCTAATATCTATTATGGTCCAGGTATGGGAGGTGGTGCATATGCTACTGGTAAACAGTACTTTGATGAAAAGTGGGCTACAGAATCGGCTAAGGAAGCATACTCAAGACAATACAATGCAATGAATAGAACCTTAAATGGATTCTATAATTATGATCAATCAAGAGCAGGAGATAATCCTCAAGATGTAGAACCTGGTTATCAAGCATATGGTATTCATACTTTGATGAGAGGTGGTTCAGCTAATCTTATGACAGATGAAACTGCTTTTATGTCTAATACATATACTACAGGTTTAGTATCTCCTAAAACACTTGCTAATATGCCGGGAGAACAGAGAGTTGTTTTAAGTGATTTCATTAGTCAATTAAATGCTGGAGGAGTTCAGTTTTTAGCTGGTGATGTTAAGACTGTTGATCAAGATGATTTAAATGAAAGAATAGAAGCAACTGGTAGTAAAGCACAAAAAATGGTCAATCAAAGTATGATGGATTTAAGTGCAGGTATAGCGGCTGATGATAAGAAAGGTTTGTTTACTGTAACATATATTGATGCATATGGTGCTCAAGGTGGTGATCAAAGCCAAGGTGCTTATGTGATTAGATTTGATCAAACAGCCATGAATAAATCTGTAGGGTTAGTTGGAGATAATGCACCAGGTACAGGTATAATTGGAAAGCAAGAAAAAGAATTATATTCAACTGTAACAGTATTGGTCAACTCAGATCAAGATGTAAGTGGGTATGGACAAAGTCAATATACATATAATTCAGTTGATACAGATATAGACTTTACAGGTTCTTATTATAGAAACGTACCAGAAGCTGGTTCATTTAAGATTTGGAAAGACGGAGATAGTTATGTAACTTCAATAGAAGAACAGATATATGCTCCTGATGATCCTAAAGCTGTAAATGGTTTTGTAACAAATACTTTAGGAACAAGAAAAGTTGTTTATCCACAATCATATGGAGATAGATATGGTCAACCTGTTACAAGAGCTGACATACAGCAAGTTGCTGATTTCATGCAAAACGTTAGACTTATGGAAACATTTGAATCTAATCAAGCACTTATCAATAAGAGAAATAAAAAATAAACCAATTTTAAGAATATTTAGACATGGAGAACAACTTTGATAGCCCATTAAGTGAACCTACATCTAACAATATAGTAGACAACTCTGCCTCAATGGAGCCAGCAGATATATTAGAATTAGGTTATGATCCTGATTACTTGATGTCAGTTGATGATGAATATCTTGATATGGTAACAACGATTGCTCCTTATATGGGATCACCTGTTACTAATAAAGCTACATCACAAACACAAACAGCAATAGATCCTGATGATTGGTTTGCTGCTAACAAAGTTTTTGATAAACCAACACAAAGAGATGTAAAACCAAGAGAAGCATTTAGTATTAGAAATACAAACTTTGATCACTTTTATGCACATCCTCAATATCATAGATTAGGCTTTAGTCCTACAAGAAATAATGAAGAGTTTTATAATGAAAATTCTGATTGGGTAGATAACTTTTCAAGATCTATGGGTCAATTTGGAAAAAACTTTGCTCCAGGTTTTTCTTTCTTTGGTTTATCCGATGCCCTGTTTGACAATAACAACCAAGGTGTTTTTGATTTATTTGACAGTGATCCAGATACAGAAGCTGCAGTAGACATGGCTGAAGCTATGAGAATAGGTAATGATAGCTCTGAAGGTTTTGGTGGTGCATTTAATAGATTTGCTTTAAATAGTGCTTACAGTATAAGTATTATGAGTAGTATTGCAGCTGAAGAGCTAGCAATGTGGGGAGCAACAGCTGCTTTGACTGCAGCAACTCCAGCTACATTTGGTGTATCTGGTGCGGCAGCGGCTGCTACAGGTACTGCTGCTGCAGCAAGATCTGTTTATAATGCAGGAAGATTTGCAAAGATGCTTCGTACAATGAGGCAAATGGGTAATGCTACTTCTGTAGGTAGAATGTTTAATGGTGGTTACCAAATGGTAAAGACTTTAAAAAGTGCAGAAAAAGCAAGAGATTTTTGGACTGCTTTTGGAACTGGGAAAAATGTTGTTGGTAGAATCTTTCTACCTGAAACAATGCAAGCATTAAGATCTTTTGATAGAACAAAAGATGTAGCTAATGGCTTGGGTAAGTTTGGTAAAGCTGCTGCAGGTTTTGGTGGTTTTTATAGAGATATGAGAATGATTGATCTAGCATTAGATGAGTCTAGGTTAGAAGCTGGTTTTGTTTACAATGATTTAGTAAGCAATGGTATGGCTATAGAACAGTTTAAAAATGGTAATACTGATTTATCAGAAAAACAGTTAAAAGATATACAAGAACAAGCAGCCGCTGGTGCTTTTACAACGCTTAAAGGTAATGCAGGTCTAATCTATTTAACAAACAGAGTTACTTTTGGTGCAATGGTAACTCCATTTAGCCGTGGGCTTAGGAGAGTTTTAGATAATAATCTTGGTGCTGCTGGTAAAAAAATAATGCAAACTAAAAAGTTTGTAAAGAATGGTAAGATACAAGAGAATGTAGTAGGAAGAAAAAAATCACTTTGGACAAAAGAAGGTTGGAGACAGAGATCTGAGGTTTATAACTTTGGTGATTATGTAAGGTTTGGAGCACAGGGTGCATTAAGATTTTTTGCTGGTAACATATCAGAAGGTGTTCAGGAACTTTATCAAGAAGCAATGCAGGTTGGTGTTGTTGATTATTATTCTGGTTTGATAAAAGATCCAGCTGCTAATAAAAGATATTTATATAATGCTTCTTTAGATAGTGCAATACAGAGTCAAATGTCTGCACAAGGTTTTGAAGTATTTATGTCTGGTTTTGCAACAGGTGGTATATTAGGTGGTGGAAACAAACTTATATATAATGTTGCACCTGATACATTCAACCGTGTTTTTAATAAAGAAGAATTTGCAAAAAAGAGAGAAGAAAGAGAAAAGCAACTTGATGATCTTGTTAAAACAATTAATGAAGGATTAAATTTACAAGCTAAGAAAGGGCAATCAATTTTTGATGTAGAAAGCTTAAACTTTATTAAAGCTAAGCAAGGTGCAGAAGGAATGCAAACTGCTAATTATGAAGGTGATAGATTAGACTTTAAAGATAATCAAGATTTTCTTGAATTTAATACTTTAGTTCAAGCTATTAACAATGGCATGGTAGATACATTCCGTGATCAAATAAAAGCAATAGTTAATCTTGATGATAAAGCTTTAACAGAAGCATATCCACATCTAAAGAAAGAAATAAAGTCCGGTAAAACAAGGAAACAATTTAATGCTTTAGTTGAAAAGTCTTATGACTTAGAAAAAACATATAAGAAGGAAAGAGATGATAACCCTAATCCATACTCTGTAAATAAATACAAGTATGGAGAAAGAGAATATTTTATAGAGCTGTTCAAGCAGCAAGCTTGGGAACATGCAACATATTTAAAAATGTTTACTAAACAATCTTTTATGGATTCTCAAAAGAGAATGCAATCCATATTTGATGCATTAACAATAGAAGATATTATATATGCAGTTGGTAAAGATGGATCATCTAAAGTTTCTAAACTAGCAGCAAGTGATCTTACAGTATTATTAGACCCACAGAGTGTAAGAAGTGAAATAAAACTACTTGCTAATGAAATTGCAAATCTTGAACAAGGAGAAGATGTTGAGTTATTAAACAAGAAAAAGAAAAAGAAAGAGTTATTAGAAAACTACTTTCAAGTTTTTACAGATGCCAATAATCAAACTACTACAAAAGGTTCTGGATTAAAGTATCAAATGGGTACTCAGGTATCTAAAAAAGAAGGAATCCTAACACAGAAGTTTGATAAAAGAAAAACATCTAAGCTTACAAAATCCTTTACGGAATACATTGAATTTTTAGCAGAAGATAATAATATATTTGCTGATAAGTCTAAAATTAATGAAGTTGTAAAACAGATAGTAGACTATGGTGAATTACAATATAGAACTAAAATGTATGATAAAGCAGTTGAGGTTTTAAATAACCCAACTGTATTTGATGAGTTAACTGAAAGAACTTACAAGTTTATAAAAGATCAGTATCTTAAAGATAAGGATGTAAATACTCAAAGAATAAAGCTTAAAGATGCAATGAATCAAGATGATGTATCTCAAGTCATTAATGATTTACATGAATTAGGAATAACACCCGATCCATCAGAAGTTGAAGACTTTATTGCAACTGGTGATATAGAAAATTTACAAACCTTTAACACAGAGTATGGTCCGTTAGATCCTATGCAGGATCCAGCAAAATTTATAAATGTAGCAAGGATTAAAAATAATTATATTGAGCTTACTAATCCAACAGCTGAGGATGCTGAAACAGAAGAGATAAAAGATGCTGTAGAGGAAGATGCTGAGGTTAAAGAAAAAGCAGCTACTGTAATTAACAGTGATAACAAAGTAAACTCTTTTGCTAAAAATATTTTATTATCAAGATTGGCTGTGGTAAATGGTCAACTAGTAAAATCTGGTAAAAAAAGATTAACTCTAGAACAGTGGCAAAAAACTGAAGAGGCTCAAGAACTTGCAAGTATCCTACATGATCTTAAAGCATTATGGGTACAATCATTAGATCCAACTCAAGATAACTTAGGTGTTACTATAAAATCTGGAGAAGGTTTTAAAGAATGGATATTAGAAAATAAAGATGATCCTACAGTAAGAGAGCTTGTTGTTGGTATGGGAGAGCCGCTTGGTTTAACTTTTGAACTTATTGAAGGCAAAGCAGCTACAACAAAAAATAAGGAGCGTAAGGACATAGTTGATGCAAAAGGAGGTTTAAGAATTAGAAAAGTTGTTACGGATGTAAAAGGTCAAAAGACAACTGGTTATGTTGTTGAGCTTGCAGACGGTAGCCCTGTTCCAGAAAATTTTTATGAAGCTGCGGGAATAGATCCTAAAAATATAAGAAGCTCATACTCTACAATACAAGAAGCTAAAAATAAAATATTTAGAAAACTTTTAGATACAATACCAGATACAGATACTTTTACTTTTGGTATAGGTGAGAATGTAAAAACATTACGTTACGGAGATGTAGTTACAGATAAAGACGGTAGAAGATTTATTGTTTTAGGTACACCAGCTAAAGTTAAAGAAGATGGTACTTTATTTATTTTACCTGAAGATCAGATAGATAAATATAGAACAACTAAATCTAGAGAAAAAGCAGCTAAGAGAGTAAGTGCAGCAGATTTTGTTGAATATAATATTCTAGAAGAAACTTTTTCTGATACATTAGTAGCTAAAGATACTCCAAGGTTAACTATTAAAAACATACTTGGTATTTATGCATTAGGTATAACAGATAAGCTTTCAACAGAAGATGCAAAAAAAGCATTGAAGGTTATATTACAGCAATTAACTCCTGAAGAATTACAAGAGATACAATTAACTGTTACTAAAAATAATCCTGGTGATTTTAAAAAGGTATTTAAGGATGAGATAAGTAAAAAAGAAAATAAAAGAATAAGAATAGTAAAAGAAGACTACTCTTTTAATTTAAACTTTACTAATCCAGAGACACGTAATAAAATAAACAAAGCATTAGAAGAGACAGGTTTCCAAGATGTAACTTTAAATGATATGGCTATACAATTACCTTCTGGTAATTATAGATTTTTAGATGAGTCAGGAAATGTTATAGAAAACATATTTAGTAGATCTAATTCAGAACTTAAACAATTCTTTCACAATCCAAAGTCAGCATTATATTCTTTAGCTAAACAACAAGTATTAAGAAAACGCATACTTGATAAAGTTAAGCTTGGTGATTCGGTTCTTTTATCAGATGTTGTAGACGGTACAAAGTTCTTCATGAAGTATTTATATGATACAGAAAACTTTAACGTCAATGTATCTCAATTAACTAACTCTACATATGATGGAGAACAAGTTGTAATAGATTATACATATAGAAGAGACCCTCAAACTAAAAAAAGAAATAGAGTTGTAACAATTAGAACAAACTATCCTGTAGGTTCTGATGAACATAAAGCATTAAGAAATAAAGTACAGAAAGAGTTATCAGAAAAAACTCTTGCTAATGGTACTACCTTAATGGATTATCTAAAAAAGACTAGAAAAACTGATAGATATCACTCTGTAATAAAACTACCAAACGGTACAATAGCGTTTGCTCCATTAAAAGCAAGAGCATTAACCGAGGAATCTCAATCAGAAATTTTAGAAGAAATTGTCAAGCAAGTAGAAAAGACAAAAGAAGAAAATCTAGAAGATGTTGATGGCACCGTAAGAACAAAGTCTGTTTCTTTTAATGATACCTTTAATGAAGGTGAGACAATGAATTCATTTTATATTTATTTGAAGTCAGGCTACAATGCAGAATTAAAAGTAAATCAACGTGGTAATATAGAATTTAAAATAATAGATACTGTTGCAGATAAAACTATACATAATAGTTTTATTCAGCTAAAAGGAGATACTACGTTTGATGGTATTGTAAAACTATTACAAAAGGGAATTAAAAAAGATGGTAAAATTAGTAAGAAAGGGCTTTCAATATCCAAAGCATCCTTTAGACAAAACATACCTGATACAGTAACACCTCAAGCAATACTACTTCTTACTAATACTAATTTTCAAGAAGAATCTTTTAATACTTCATATGTAGAGTATGAAGTATCACATGAAGATATTGTTAATTATCAAGAAGGTCAAAGAGCTGCAGATACTATAAAAGCAGAAGAAGATGCACTTGAAGAAAGTAAAAAGAAAGATAGTAAATTAGATCAAGCAATAGATGAAGCAACACCTAATGCAGCTGGTGTTAATGCAATGTCTCAAGAAGAGTTTGATGAATTAGAAAACGATGATTTTGAAGAAATATCTTTAGATGATTTAAAACTAATTGCAATTAAAGTTGCAAAAGGAATTTCTCTTAGTAAAAGAGAAGCAGTTGTAAAGAAAGTAAAAGATACTACTATATCAACTTTAGTAGCAACATTAGAGAGAAGAACTAAATCATCAGATAATAATGAATATGAAAAAGCATTAGAAGCAAGAAACGCTGCCAAAGAAGCTTTAGATAATTATACTAATGAGCTACAAAGTAAAGTAGATTCTGGTGAGATTACTGGTGTTGAGTATATACAATTTACTGCAAATGGAAAGGATGCAGAGTTTAAGAAACTTAAAAAGGCTTTTACGAAGGCAGAAAGAATTGTAAATAGTTTTGCAGGTAAAATTATAACTGAAGGATTTACTAATAAAGAAACAGAGTCTATAGAGATGTTTATGGACTGGGCAAAAAATAATTTACCTGACTTTATTACTATAAAAGATATAAGTGAAATAGCTGATAGACTAAAAGTTAATGGAGTACCTGTTGGTCTGTTTGTAACCAACCTGACAAATTTAGCTGGTGGTGTTGCAACAGGAGGTACTATATACGTGGGAGAACAAGGGTTTAGATATCATGAAGCATTCCACTCTGTGTTTAGATTATTACTAACTACAGAAGAACAAAATAAATACTTAGCAATAGCTAAGAAAGAAGCACGTGCAAAGCTTAGATCAGAAGGTAAAGACTTTACTGTTGAGCTTAGCAAGTTTAGAAGCAAGGCTGCAAAGTATCAAAAAATGTCAGCTGCTGCTTTAGAAAGAGAATATTATGAAGAGTACATGGCTGATGAGTTTGAAAAGTTTAAGAAAAACCCAAGAAGCACTAAAACATCTTCAACAATAAAATCATTCTTTAACAGATTACTGGAGTGGATCAAAGGTGTAACGCGTAGGTTTACAAAAAATGAACTTAATGATTTATTTGAAAATATAGATGCTGGTAAATATAAAGGTGCTGGTATAATAAACAACAACTTTACTACAGGTTTAAGTTCGGGTGTTGCATTAGAAGCTTACAAAATGTTAGCTTATGAAAAAGTAGAACTAGAAAGAGGGTTTGCTGAAAAGTTTGTTGATCCTGATACTGCTACTAAAGTTATTAGAACTATGGGAGCTGCTTATTTAAATAAATTAGCAACTACAGATCCAAAAGTCTTAAAAGATATAAAAGGAAAATCAAGACAAGAAGTATTAATAGACACAATAAAAGACTTTAGAGATTTATATAATCCTGTTGGGGAACATAATGCTGATAAGTCAGGTGCTCAAATAGATAAGTTGTTTAAACTGTATACTGCATTAGGTGGTATAATAGGTGAATCAACAAAAGAAACATTGACTCAACAGATTGAGTATCAACAGAATGCAGTTGAAGCAACAATGCAATATATATCTGTATTTGATACACAAATTTTAAATGAGCAATATCAGAACGAAGAACTTGAGTATGAGGAAGGTTTAAGAAACACATCTCAATGGGATAAAGATCAATCTATGATTGGTGGATTTAATAGTCTACCTACTGCATTTAGATCTTTCTTGGGAACAACACAAATTATTGAAGCTGATGAGTTTGGTAATACTAAGTTATTAAATGGTCAACAGATATATACACCTGTTGATTATATAAGTGCATACAATGGCTTACTTAAGTCTGTAAAGAATACAACTGATGCTTCTAGTATTTTAAGAAACATGGTTGGTTTTTCAATAGGAAATGTACAAACAGCTGCTGTAGTTGATAAAATATTTAACAAGCTTGGAGGTGCTACCTTTACAAAAGAATTTGTAATGGAGTCAACCAATGAAGAGCTTATAGATGCGGTAACAAATAAAATTTTCTTTAATGAAATTAATGTTGCTTTAGAAAACTACAGAGTTGATTACTTATTTTACCACACAAACTTAGGAGCAAAAGGGAAAAAGATAGCAATATATAATGCTGCCAATAGAGATGATGCATCTAATCAAATAGATGTTTGGAAACAAGCACATAATGAGAAGTATAAAAAAATAAGAGATAATCAGTTTGCTTTAAATGAAGCAGTGGATGCATTGCAGGCACTTGGTTTTAATTTAGATACAGACAATATAACAAAAATAAAAGATGCTGTAACTTTAGCTAAGTTATCACAAAAACTTTCTAATGATATATATGATACAGTAGGTATTAAGTTTTCACCTGCATATATACAATTCTCTATTGCTAGTAATCTTGAAAACAGAGATTCACAATTAGAGGCTCTTATTCTTAATAACAAAAATGCTGAACCAATTGAAATTGCACAACTTGAAGAAATGGTTGTACAACTAAAATTAACTCAAGAAGCGCGTAGAACTTCAGCTTATTTATTTAATAGAAAAGGTGGTATAAAATCACGCTTACAAAAGCTAGCAAAAAACAATGCATTGTTTGATGAAACAATAGGTCAAAGTGTTTTCTTAAATCCTGAAGGTAACTTTGTTTATGCTCATCAAAAACAAACACTACACCTTAAGATGATCAGTAAGATGAATGATGATTCTTTCTTATCTGAGCTAGAAACAGCAAATGAAGGTTATAACTTAGAAAATATTTTATTAGAGAGTGAAGCATTTAGAGCTCTCTCAGAACAAGACAGATTACAAGTGTTAAGGGTAGCCGGTACAAAATCAAGTTTTATGTCGGGTTCTACAGAAAATGCTTTAAGTGATGAAGGAGGTCTTGGTGCTGATAAACTTAGTAAAACATATGGTGGATTAAAAGGACCTGAATTTGTAGCTACATTAATAAATACATATTTATCCCAATATCAAACATACAAGCAACAAAATAAAACAGTTGAGTTTGTAAACCAAGAAGGGGAGGTTGTAGAAACAGCTCTTGCTCCTGTATTAATTAGAGTTATAGAAGCTTCTAACACAGGTGACTTAGTTGCTTTACCAGTAATTAAAACAGTTGAAGTAAAAGAAGGAAAAGTAGAGTTAACATCTGTGACTACTTCTTTATTTTTAGGAGAAATTAGAAGAGAATTTAAAAGAATACAAAGAGAGGCTGCAAAAAAAGATGAAGACAAAGCCATACTAGAGGGATACAATTCTAAGAATGGTGCAGTTCAAGATGATTATAGTGGACGTGCATACAAGTTTAATGACACAGCAACTTTATTAGAAAGCCAACAAGATGCAGAAAATAGAGTTGAAGCTAATGATCCTAAATTCAGCGATGATGCGTCACAAAGAATAATTGATGGCAAGCAAGATCATGTATATGTTAGTCAAGCTCAAGCTCAAGCAATAGGTTTGACTGTTGAAAACTCTAATGCTAGAGTTACTGTAAAAAGTAAAAAGGGTGAAAGAGAATTTCAATTAATTTCTTTGGGTCAAATCAGTGAAGTTAATACTGGTAATATAGGATCAATTGTTGCTAGTCTTGGTTCAGCTGTTCTTAATCAACAAGAGTATGAGAGTTTAGATAAGAAAGAACAAGCAAAGTATTTAACAAAGAATAAAGTTAAAGTAGGTGACGTAAGCTTGTGGGTTGACACTGCAGTAATTGCTGAATTTTTAAGAGGTGGTCAAAAAACTAGTGGAAGAAATAAAAGCAAATATGGTTATAGACTAGTTCCTGTAGAAAACTTTACGGCAGAAGAATATAGTGGCTTAGAGTTTAACTATAAAGAAGCGTTAGAAACCTTTGCAATAGAAAATACAGATGCAACATTAGAAGAAGCAATTGAAAGTTTAAGTGAGAACATGTCATTAGATATGTTTAATAAAGTCTTGAATGAAAGACTTATGCAAGAGTTTGATAGGTTTGATCAAACTCTAGATAACTTTCTTGTGAGAAGTATGATAACTGATGATATAAAGAACGGTATTGAAAATGATGAAGGGAATCGTCAAGGAGATGCTGCTATGGAACAGTTAAATCTTATAAGAGACAATGAACGTCATAATTTAATGCAGATCTTTTTTAATGATTGGTTAAATACAAAAGCATTAAATCAATTAATACTAGGTGATCAAGCTATATCACTTAAGGATGCAGTTGATAAAGTTAAAAGAGCTAAGATGCAAAACGCATCTCACATAAGTGCAAGCTCTCCTGTATTTGATGAAAGGTTAGGTGTTAACCATACAAATGATAACATATCCCTTATATCATTTACTGATCCAGAGTTTGACCGTACATACGCCAAAGGTAAAGGAGAAAGAGCAGATGCTCAAATGTATATAACAACCAAAGCATTAAGACACATGTTATTTGGCTTTGCACAATTGGATGCAAGAAAAGCTGATTTAATTAATAGAATTGAAAAAGGTGAAAGAGTTAATGCAGAAGAACTGTTTGGTAAAGGAGGTTACATAAAAGAAGGTGCTGTATTTAATTCATTAAAATTAGTATATGGTGACGGTCAGACATTCTTAAAAATGTCAGCAGTAGTACTTACCCCTGAATTAACAACGAAGGTAGATGGTACACCTAAACCACAATATGAAAAACTACATAATCTTAGACTAAGATTAGAGAAAGTAGAAGAGCAAGGAAATAATACATTGGGTATTGCTGCACCTTTAAGTGCATCTAAAATGATGAAAAAGAATACTCTATCTTATGAAGAGGCTTTTTCTGAATTTAATCCTAATGATAATGCTGTTGTAACTACAGATCTTAAGGCTGAGTTTATGGGTCTACAATTAGTTAACCCATCAAACAAAGTTATAATTACAGATCCTACTCAGATGAAAAGTCTTATTTCATCAGAGCTTTTAGATTCTGAAGAAGTTTATGTAAAAGCATTTGGTGTAGAAACTAAAATACCTATTGGTAAATTAAGGGAACAATACCACAGAGCAACAACCAATAGACTTAATCTAAAATATTTTGGTAAAGTAAATCTTATTACAAACTTTACAGTTGAGGCTGGAATGAACGAGCTTAATCTAAGCAAACAACAAGGTAAACTTACGGTAGACTTAGAAAACTTTTTAAAGTTTGCATCAGAATCATTAAAAGCAAGTCAGGCATCAAGCAATGTTCTTGAATATTTTAATCCTGAAAACGGTTATGATTTAAATAACCCAATGGTTCAAAAAAGCTTTCAGCAATTATTCTTAAGTTATTTTGCTAAAGATACAATGTCTGAAAAATCTCCTGGTTTATCCTTAGCACTTGCATCAGACTTTGGCGTTAACGTTGTTAGAAGAGTATTTTCTGTTGATGAAAATGGTAATCCTGATAAGCATGAAATAATTAGAGAGAAGTATTATAACTTTTTAGATAACCCACCTGCTATACAAATAAGAGCAGATGAAGACGGTAAACTAATAGGTTTAGAAGCAGCATTAGAAAACTCTGGTGGTAAAGGCGTTGTTGTGTTAGATCAACTAAGACACAATTTAAAAGAGTATGACAACAAAGGTAACTTTACGGGTCAAAGATATTCAGAAGGTTTAGCACCTGCACACTTTGCAGAAATAGCAGAAGACTTTGATGGAACTAATATTAAAATGCCTGACGTTGTACAAAAAGCATTTGCTGTTCGTATTCCATCTCAAGATAAACATTCTGCTTATGCAACTAAATTTGTAGACTTTTTACCTGCATTTTATGGATCAACTGCAATATTCTCAAAAGAGTTAATTGAAATATCAGGAGCGGATTTTGATATTGATAAAGTATACACACATATAAAAGAATGGTATAAAGATGGAGACAATAATTATGTAGAGTATGGTGACCTATCAAGATCTAAAACAGATCAGTTTAGAGATTACATACATTACATAAAAGAAGCTGGCATAAAAGGTAAAAGTATTTATGCTGATGCTTTTGAAAAAGCTAAAATGAACTTCCAAGACTTTATGCTTTACAGTGAAGAAGAGCTAAATGAATTTAAAGAACTTACAGGTTTATCAGAAGATTATTTAAGAGCACTTAAAGTATTAAATCTTCCTACAACACAAAAGAAGTTTGATGCACATGTAAAGAAAAAAGGTATGCCTTATGAAGCTGCTTTAAATAATCAGATATTAGATTACAAGTTTGCTTTATGGTCTAATGAAGGTAATACCATTTCAACAAAAGATGGTGTTAACCCTATTGCATATGACCCTGCTGTTTTAGATCCTTTAATTGAGGTTAGAGATTATATACAAACAGAATTGCCTGAATTGGCTGAGCTTTTTAGAGAAGACGGTTTAGATGTAGATAACTTACTTGGTAAATTTAAAGCATTCTCAAACAATAAGGAGGGAGCAGCTTCTATTGGAGCAGCTGTATTACCTAACCTTTATTTAAATGTTTTAGGTGAAGCTAAAATTAAAATGAGAAAGGTTTCTGTAAAAGGACAGGTTATACGTCAAATATCTTTTAACGGTATTGACTATGATAATTTTGGAGAACAGTATGAAAGAAGAGTAATAAAGAAAAAAATAAAAGGTAAGGAAGTAGAAGTAGAAGTAAAGGGGGAAAGAACTCAATATATAATTTCTGCTTTAATTACGGCAATGACAGATAATGCTAAAGAACGTTTAGCAGCAAAGCTGGGTCTAAATAAAGATGCACTTAGTGTAGTAACTACTTTGACTAAACTAGGTGTACCAATTAAGACTTCAATTTTATTAGTAAATAATGCATACATAAGAGATGAATATTTTCAAACTACTATTGGTGCAGGAAGAGGTATAAGAAAAAGAATCACTGATATAATGGATTCTTTAGTAAAAACATTTGAAGGTATAGAATCTGATGTAACTAGAGTTACAGATCAAATACTATATGAACAAGCTGCTAATCCAAAATTATCAGACACACCTATTGCTGACTTAGAATATAATCAAGCAGTAGCTTTATATTCTATACTTAAGCAATTTATTACAGCTCATGACTTAAAAGGTTTTGTTGGTAATATGGCTGGTTTGATGAATTTTTCAAAAGGATTTGGGCGTAATTTTGTTGATTTTGATGATAGACTGAATGACCTAAGAGACATGGGTATTGATTTAAGTGATGCTGAATTTGATGCTGCTATTTACAAAGGTGCGCCATTACCAATTGATATTAGAGAAATAGTTAAGAACAAACCTTGGCAATTTAATTTATATAAGGTTGCATCTCACTTTGAAGGAAGAATACTACCTAATATATTTTTAAGTAGAACAAAAACATTTAATCAGATATTAAAAACGGTAGCTTTAAATTTATCTGCAAATCCTCAAATATTTGGAGGTGAAGATTATCAAAAAGTATCAGATGATTTATTGTCCTACTTAACAATTAAAGCTTACATGCATAAGCTTGAGAAAAGAGGACAGTCTGTAGCATTATCATCATTAAGTAATGCAATGTTATATCCACAAGCAGGTACATCATTAAACATACATACTTTGGTTGATGAGTTAAGACAAGAGTTTCCAAATAATGAATTTTTAAATGAATTCTCATTTAATGAAAATGCAAGAGAGTTAGATAATAAAAAAGGAATTCATTCTTTAGAGTCTAACACTTTTGGTAAGAGAAGTGATCTTGATAGACTTAGAGTGCAGACTGACTTTATGGAATTATTCTCAGAAAGAAGAACTGAAGCTACACATATAATTCATTATATGATGGTTAAAGACGGCTTACAATTTGGAGCAGGTACCTTATTGGATGCAATTACTCCACAAGTTTTAGATGGCTTTACACAGTCTACAGAAGAAGTCTTTAATATGATGAAAAATTCTAGAAAAGATTTATTTGAAAATTACTTTGGTGTAAACTTTGATCAATTAATAAATGAGTTTACAATAGGTTATTTACAGTCTTCTCCATCAGCACGTATTTTAGATGAAAAGAAAAATGTAAAACTTTATAGTCAGCTGTTTGAAGAAACAGAAGCACTTGCTACATCAGTAACTTCAAAAATTGCTGCAAACAATCCTGAAAAAATTTACATCTTTAGTGATAATCAACAAGAGATAGGTGCAAGCGGTTTAAGAGGAATGGATAATACAGTAGGTTTAACTTTAAAATATGATCTAACAACTTTTTATGACGCGGATGATTTAAATAACTTTGTAGAAAGGTTTGATGAGCAGATAGAAGAAATCAAAAATGCTAACAAAAAGGTTGTTTTTCCTAAAGTCCTATTAACAAAAGAAGAAGTTAAAAATCTAAAAAAATCTTCTAGAGAAATATATAACTATATAGACTCAACACTTAGACAAGAGTTTGGTTATAGTTTAGAGAATGGTATCATGAATGATAAGTCAGATCCAAACTCTGCAAGTAAAGCTGCAATTAGGACATTACCAGTTTCTATGGATTTTTCAGGTGGTTCAAAAAAATTAATTGTAGATATATATAAAGGCATAGTGCGTTTATCTCCATCTGATAAAGTACAGACTGTAAGAAAATTACCAGACTCTCTTTCAAAAAAGAATTTAAATTCTGGAAAGAAAGGTGCAAAGAAATTTACAAGCAGAGATAAATTAATGAGTAATGAAGGAGTTCTAAAGAAGGCAGGTTTTGTTGTAAAAACTATATCTGTTAAGTCAGGATCAAATACTAAGGTGGTAGAACTTCCGGTTATTTTAAGAGTTACAAATGGTGATACTAAAAGAGGAAGCAGAACAAAAAAAGTAACTAGATACTTTAAGCTTGTTCAAGCATATGGTCCTGTAAGACAAGATCAACAACTTGTAAATACTAGTACAGGTATTACAGAAGGTAATGCAGGTATATATGAAGAAATGGATATGCAAGGTTCAATCTACCAAAACGCAATAGGTTTTATGTTTGATAGTACATTCTTTACACGTCCTAGTTATAATACAGTTAAAGAGTTTGTTTCAAGTCTAGATGAAGAAGGTGGTTTTATAGATAATGATATGATAGGCTTCTCAGAAGAAGTACAAGATGTTCTAGCAGAAGCACGAGCTAAAGGCTTTGAAGTTATTTATAGAGGTAATCAATTGTTTATTGATTTAAATACATTCTCTGAAAGCAATTCAGAAGAGTTAGTTCCAATCAAAGAAGTAACAATGCAGCAACTAGAAGACCGTGATATAGATATATCTTTTACTGAATCTGTTGAAGAAACTGAAGAAGTTGAAGAAACTGAAGATGTTGATACGAGTAATGCCCCTGTTATAAGTATGGGTGCATTTGCTGATAGTTTGTTTGGAGCAGAAGAATCAGAAGAATCAGACGTAAGTGAAGAGTATAAAGAGATTACAGATTTTTGGAATCAAAACATAGACTTAAATGCAGAAGCATTGGCTAGGCTAAAAGAGCAAAAAATTGTAACTTTGGAAGACTTCATAGCAAAGAGAAATGATCCGGATATGAACTACAATAGTGACGAAGAGTTTTTAGATAATATTAAATCTTGTATAATATAAGTTATGGCAAAGTGTGCAAATAGAAATACAGCAGAGTATAAAGCTTTAAAGAAAAGGTTCAAGACTAATATAGATACAGATAATATTATTAATACTTTTCAGAGAATTAATAATACTGAAGATATACCAAGTGTAACAGACGCTTTAAAAACTAGAAGTGACAGAAGAGTAATGTTAGCTGCTAAGAAAAAAGATTTTATAAGTGCTCTGGAATCAAATATTACTGGTACTAGAAAAGCAAGTAAATTTAAAGGTGGTATATATGCTAACAACACTATTAAAGGAACAAGAACTTCTAATAAAGGTATAGCTAAAAGAAATGCAATAGCAATTATTACAATGTTGCAAAAAAATAATATACCTACTGGTGTTGGTCAACTTGTTGAAGTGCAAGAAACAGACAAGACCTTTAAGTTTGTTATTAATGATAATTTATTTAGACCCCAAGATGCTTTACCTGCAAGTATGGATAAAATGTCTGGTAATACTAAAGCTATATTAGCTCACCTAGACAGAATATTTCCTGACCTTACAATAAATAATGTTAGCAGAAAAGAAGCAAAAGAAATATATGATGGCATAGATGCTAAATACAAATCAAAAGCAAAATGGGAAGATGTCAAGTCTTTTTATTTTAAAGGACAAGCTTATGTAATTGGTAGTAGAATTACAGGAGATGTTGCAATAGAAGAAGTACTACACCCAGTAATTGATTCTATATATTTAGATAATCCTGCGTTGTTTAATGGTTTACTAAAAGAAGCTAAGTTAAATTTTGTTGAACTTAATCAACAAATACTTAATGCTTACACTAAAGAAAAAGGATTTACAGAAAGAGAAAGAAACCTTGAGCTTGTTACTCAGGCACTTGTCAGACACTTTAGACAAGAGTATGAAAACAAACCTACCAAGAGTTTCATGGATAAAATAAAAGAGTTGTTAGAATGGTTTAAGAATGTAATTAAAGATCTTAATCTATTTGTAACTAATAGAACTCTAAGAGCTGGTAATATTAAAGACACAGCAACTCTATCTGATATTGCAAAGTTACTTAACACAAGCGGCATGCAGTTTAAATTTGAGACACGCAGAACAGGTAAGATTAGATACTCTTTAAATGAAGATGCCGAGAAAGCATTTAAAAAAGCAATTGAAGAGGCTGTAGAAGGACCACAAAAAGAAGTTGCTAAACGCATGTTTAATGTTGCACGTTCATCTACAAAAACAGAAACTGATTTAAGTGTATCTAAAAACTCTGAGTTTTATGACTCATCAAACTTTGTTGTAAGAGATGATTCAGATCATACATATCATGACGTAGAGACTGGAGGTGAATATTTATCAGCTACAAAAGCAATGAAAGGTGCTTTGCTTAATGAAGAAGAAGTGGCTTTAAACTTAGCCATAGGTCAAGACTTTGATACAATACTTAATGGTATTGCAGCAGGTATTTCTATAGAAGAGCTTCAAGGAAAAATGGGTGAACTTTCATCAGAGTTGGTAGAAAAAGTATATGTAGATCTACAAACTCACTTAGAGAGTATAAAAGGTGATGGTGGTATTGTACTCCCTCAAGTTGTACTTTATGATGATCAGCAAATTACCGGAGAGGTATTAGATAAAGATGGAAAACTACAAAAGGTAACATATCAAGGTTTAGCAGGTACTGCAGATTTACTTGTAATAACACCAGCTGGAGAAATACAAATCATTGATTTAAAAACAAGCATGCATTATCTAAAGACTGATCCTGCATACTACGATAAACCATTTACATTAGCTTCTGACTCTTTATTAAAACAGAAAACAGATTCAACAAGTCTGAGTACAAGAGCACAACATAATTTACAAATTGCGTTGTATAGAAGAATGTTAGAGAACATGGGTTATACTATGTCTACTCGTGGGGCTTTATCTACTTTTCATGTTAAAGTTGGCATCAATAAAGATAAGCAAGGTAATAAAACTTTTGATGGCACATATGATATAGAAGGTATACAGTATCACAAAGATTCTGAAATGCAAGGTAAGGTGGATGCATTAATTCCTTCTAAAACTACCAATGAGCAGAAAGCTAGAATTAATGAAGAAAGAAAAAATTCCGGTGAGTACAACCCTGTTCAAGATGAAGACTTTTTAAGTGAAGAAGAAAAGCAATCTGAAAATAATAATTCTCAGACTGAGATAGATATATATTTACAAGCATTAGAAGATTTTCAATTAGATTTACTCAAAAGAAGAGAGGCTCTAGAAAAGATAAAAGGTGGTGTAAGCTTAGATAAAAGTAAGCAAGCCACAATAGAATCTATTAATGAAACAATTAGTAATATTGAAATAGCAGCTACCAATGGTCCAGATGCTATTAAGGCTGAGTATACTAGAGTTATACAACAAGCAATAAAAGATGTAAAAGAATATACTAATTACATACTAGATCCAAATAATGTTAAAGACCCAACCTATATAAATTACTTACTTAACTTTGACAGATACAGTCAAACGTTTAGATCATTAATTGAGTTAGGTACAATGGAGAATACTCCATTATCAAAAACACAGGCTAATTTAGTGTTGGCATTACAAGGCCGTTTGCGTAAACTTAAAGGTAATGATACTACCACTGGTTTAATAGATGCCTCTATTTTTAATTTTGTAAAAGAAACTGTTAGGGCTGTAAGTTCTGCTGAATTTAATGATGCTGATTTAGAACAAGTATTAACACAAGTTAGAGACATTGGTGTTATTGAATATCAAACTGGTGATCTAGCAACAAGTAGAGATACTTTATTAGCAACGTTAGATAAAATATATAAAGCTAAAGCTCAAGAGTATTTAGATAAAGCACAAGCAAAAGAATTAATAATTAGGAATTATGCTAATACACTTGCTAAGCTTGACCCTGGTACTAAACCTCAAGACCTATATAATTATATGGTTGAGTTTAATGAGAAAGGTTTACCTACTGGCTTTATAGTTCAACGTTTAGGTCAGCAATACTATGACATGATAAGTGAACTTAGAAAGAAAGCTTATGATGAAGATGGTAATAAAAAAGTTTATTTAGAAATAGATAATACAGAAGAAGGAACTGCCGCGCAACTAAAATATAATAAAGATCTTTGGTTGGCTAAGCAAGAAGCAGCAAGGTTTTGGACTGCAGAAAGAGCAGATGATCAAGATAATATCATAGATGGTAATTTTCATAGATACACTGAAGAGTATAAAAAGCTTAGAGCAAAATATGAAAGCCCAGTTGTAACTGAAAGTGGGGCTGTTATATGGAAAAAGAAAAGAACAGTTAATGAAAAAGCATGGAGAAACTTTAGAAATAATAACGGTAAATACATTGACACATACTTTGCACAGAAATTAGATGGTAGCCCAACTGGAGTTGTTACTCCTGGTCAAATGTGGATACCTAATAATAAATTTAAAGTAGCTAATGATAGTGCTATTATAAAAGGCAAAAAGGTAAGTATGCTAAACAGCAAGTATGATTCAATCATGAATCCTACACCTGGTGATGCATTGGGTAAAGCAAGAAAAGAATTTTATAGTTTCTATGTCTCTACCATGAAAGAGTTAGTTGAGAAACTGCCACCAAGTATGTCAGAACAAATGGTGGGTAGGATACCAACAATTAAATCTAATATATCTAATAGACTAAAAGAAGAAGGTAGCTTCTTTACTAAAGCATACGCTAAGTTAAAAAGAAAAGGCAGTGATATATTTAATGAAACAGGTACTTTTAGAACTGTTGTAACTAATGAAAAAGGTGATGTTGTTAATAGTCTTCCTATATACTTTACAGGAAGCTTAGGAAAACAAAGTGACTTAGATGCAATAAATAAAAAGATAGAAGATTTATCAGAATTAAGAAAGCAAGGAAAAGTATCTGCTAAATATTTTAATGAAGAACAAGGAAAGCTATTAGCACAATTAAATAGAATTGAGAATAAAGCAACTGCAGAAACTCTAAGTTTAGATTTAGGTTCAAGCCTTTTGAAATTTAATTCAATGGCAGAAAACTATGAAGTAATGTCAACTATAGATGATATAGTCAAAGCATTTATAAAAGTTTCTGAAAAGAGAGAGGTTTTAGCAGAGAAATCCAAAAATGATATGGTTGCTAAAATTGTGGGTAAGACTAAAGATTATTTTAAACCTGTAGGTAACAAAGAAGATCAGATAGAAAAGAACATTAAGAAGAGAATAAAGAAATGGGCTAGTATGGTCTACTATGATAACGAGAATGTCACGCAAAATGCATTAGAAAAAATGACTAATGGTTTAATGCAGTACTCTTCTTTTGCTTATGTTGCAACTAACCCGATGGGTAACATTAATAATTTAATTATTGGTAGATTAAATAATACTTTAGAACTTATTGGTGCAAAGTATTATAAAAGAAAAGCATATTTACAAATGACCGCTGCCTTTAATAAAGAGCAGGTTATACTAAAACAAATAAAAAGAACAGGTTATATTATTGATGGTAAAAAAGGTATCTATGATCCTAAGAAACCAATGACTAAATGGGAAGGTTGGGTTGATGCTTTAAGAATGATGGATTCTGATGTAGAGATAAGAGAGACAGGTGCTGTGGAAGAAGGTGAAAGCTATGTTCAAAAGGCAGCAAACTGGTTCTATTTATTAAATGATTCATTTGAATACAATGTTCAAACAAAGCAAGGTATGGCCATGGTTGCTTCTATGACTGCTGTTGATGAAGGTGGAAATGAAATGAATCTTTATGATGCTTCTACGTTTAATCATACCACACAGAAAATTGAGGTTGATACAAAGAAGTATAAGATCTTAGATAGAGACGGTAATGAAATAGAATGGAATACAGATTATAGAAGACAGTTTAGAAATAATATAAGAGAAGTAAATAAAAGAGTTCACGGTAGTTATGCAAGAGCAGATAGAATGGTTTTACAAGGCCACTTTTTAGGAAAGCTTGCAATACAATTTAAGAAGTGGGTTGCACCATTGCTTAAAAATAGAATGAGAAGTGAATATTATGATGAAAATCTAGGATGGACAGAAGGACGTTATAGATCTTTTGCTAAGTTTATGGCTTACTCTCTAAAGAATCTAAATCAAGTAGGTAACTTAGAAAAAAACTATAGAGAAGAATTATTAAAAGACTTTAAAAATCAAGCTGCTGAAAGCGTTGATTATGGTCATGTAGATAAAAGAGTAAATGAGAAAATACAAAATGCTTATCAAACTATTGGAGAGATAGGTGTTGTATTTTTAGTATTTGCTTTAAGTAGTTTATTAGATGATTTGCTACCAGATGAAGACGATGATGGTTACATTGAGAAAAGACTAAAAAACTTAGCTAAATATAATGTTGATAGAGCAGGAAAAGAACTTGTGGCATTCTGGCCTGGGTTTGGTACACCGCAAGCCTATCAGCTTATAAAGAATCCTATAGCTTCTGCTAGTGTTTTAGAAAATTTTGCACAAGCTTTATGGGTAACATTTACTTCAGGTATGGGTGCTATATACTATAGCGATGAAGAGTTTGCTAAAGATAAAGACTATGTTTATCAAAGAGGTAAAAATAAAGGTAAGCTTAAAGCTGGTAAAGAATGGGCTGATATACTACCATTCTTAAGTTCTATTAAAAGATTTGATAATCTAGATCAGAATAGAAAGTTCTACGTAGACTAAAAGAGATTAATAAAAACCCCCGGTGTAATTGCCGGGGGTTCTTTTTTATTCTGCCAGTAATAAAATACTAACCCTCACAACTAGAACATTCTAATATATTACGGGCAAAGTCTTGTGCACTGCTTTTACTAAATTGATAGTACAAGGTTTTTACACCTTCTTCCCAAGCATACATGTAAAGCTTATTAATATCTTTAGCTGATACTGACGGGTCAATCATTAAGTTTAATGACTGTGACTGATCAATGTACTTCTGCCTTTGCGCTGCTTGTAGTACAATCTCTTTTGGAGATATCTCAACAAATGATTTAAATACTTCTTTAGAAGGAAAATCTAAGTGTTGTACACTACCATCTTTCTTTAAGATAGATTTCCAAGTCTTGTCTGTATTTAGACCATGCTTCTCAAGCTCCTTTTCTAAGAAAGGGTTCTTATAAATAGTCTTAGACTTAGCAAGATCCTTAATAAAGTAGTTAGACTTGATAGGCTCTATACCCATAGACACAGCACCGTGTATAAATGAACTAGACTTAGTAGGAGCAATGGCCATAAGAGTAGTGTTAGCATAACCTTCTCTAAGAGATGTGTATCCATACTCATTATGTAACTCTCTAGAAGCAATCTCACTTCTGTCTTTAAGCGTTCTAAAGATCTCACTGTTTAATCCTTTAGCTTGCAATGAGTCAAACTCAAGAAGCTTAGACTGAAACAAAGAGTGGTATCCTAAAACACCAAGTCCAATTGCTCTATGCTTCTCAGCAAAGTTAAACGCTCTCTTCATACCTGGCATAGTCTCAGACTTAATAATGAATTCATCCATTACTGCGTTTAAGAAATATACATATGTTTCAATTGCATCTGTTTCTTTTATAAGGTCCCAGTGTAATAAGTTAATAGAACCAAGACAACATACAAAAGAGTTATAACTATCTGTAGGCAATTGAATCTCTGAACATAAGTTTGAAGCTGTGATCTCCATACCAAGTTCTTTGTAAGGAGAATTATTATTAGAGTTATCTTTAAACATAATATAAGGGAATCCAAACTCACTTCTGTTCTGAATGATCTTGGCCCATATCTTACGTTTGCTCTTATCTCCTTCCTTCATCTCACTCATCCACTGATCAGTAACCGTAACACCATACTGTAAATTTTGTATAGGGTTACCCTCTGTACCAATATCTAAGAACTCTAAGATATCAGCATGCTCAACAGGCAAGTATACTGCACAAGCACCACGTCTTGCTTCAGACTGTTTACATACATCTACTACAGTATCATAAATCTTAGCATAGTGCACTGGACCATCAGCAAAACCACCTGTAGATATTTCAGTTCCTCTTGCTCTAATGTTGCCAATAAAAGCACTTGTACCTCCCCCATATTTACTCATCATTCCAATTTCACGTCCTGCATTTAAAATACTATCTAAGTTATCATCAACGTTAGATCCGTAACAACTTATGGGTAAACCTTTTTGTTTACCAAAGTTTATCCATACGGGAGTAGACAAAGAATAAAATCCTTTTGCCATATAATCTTCAAACTTCTCAGCAAAGCCTTTTATGTTTAAGTACTTTTCAGCCTTAATTGCTATGTCTTTTATTCTTTGCTCAGGAGATTCTGATATATATCCCCTTGATAAAAATGTACGGCTATCTTCATTAAGCCAATAGTATTTATTGTATTCCATGTTGGTTTGTTTAAATTGTTCTGTTTCTTCTCTTGTTGTCCCACTGGACTTTTTTAGATTTACCCAACATCATAAATTTAGAAACTCTTTGATTAAAGTTTCCTCTTTCTGTATTTAGTTGGGTATTACCTGTTGTTTGTTCTGAATTCATTATGTAATTATTAAAATAGATCATCTTCTGTGATGCTCTTGCTTTTCTTATTATAGTCAACACTTTTCTTATAAAAGAAGTCTCCTTCTTTGGTACCTGTTATCTCTATGTCAAACCATTCTACTGATTTTAATAGTTCTTGATCTACCTCAAATATAGGCTTCATACCTATTTTATCTAAAGAGTTATTAAATCTGTTTTTAATAAAGTGTTGTATTGTATTCTGTGGTAAGAAGCTAAGTTCTCCTTTCTCAAAGATCCAATCAAGTATTCCACACTCTGCTCTATATGCTTTTCTACATGCTGAGTCAATCAGATCTTCAAACTCTTGATCAAACCATTCAGGATTTTCTTTCTTGATAATGTTAATTAACTCTGCTCCAAAGTTACCATGTATTTCCTCTTCTTTACTAGTAGCCTCAACAACATTAGATATACCTTTAAGTACATTCTTTTCTTTGTTAAAGCTCATCATAATTAAGAACTGACTAAACAAGCTTACATGCTCTATAAATAAAGAGAATAGCAATACAGATTTAGTATACATTTTATTGTCTCTAGAACGTGTACCATCTAGATACTTCTTTAAGTACTTAAGTCTACCTTCTATTGCAGGCACCTCAACTACTGATTGAAATTCTTTTTCTAATCCTAGTATTCTAAGCAGCCTGGCGTAGGCATCTTTATGTCTTACTTCTGACTCAGCAAAAGTAAAGCCTACATCACCTACTTCTGTGATAGGCATTCTCTTGTAAAGGTCTCCCCAAAAGGTTTTAACGTTAACTTCTATTTGTGCAATAGCAAGCATTGTCTTTTTGATTACATCTTTTTCTTCTTTAGATATAGTTACCTTAAAGTCTTGTATGTCTTCTGTAAAATTAAATTCTGTATCTATCCAGTAAGAATGTCTGATAGCGTCTTTGTAAGCTAATAGTTGTGGATACTCATAAGGTAGTATATTCACTCTTGGTTTGAAGATGTCTTTGTTCATATATTAATATTTAAATTTAGTTTGAGAAAAAAATAGCTATAATGTCAATTGAGTATTTGACACCATAGCTGTTTCATGTATATTCAATTTACAAAAAATTGAAGAATCTACCAAAGGGTAGTTTTATTTTATTTCCATGCTACGTTTTATGGCTAAAAGTTAAATTATTTGGTTTCATATTTAAAATTTAAAGATTAAAGATTTAAAGTTTCAAAATCTCACTTGGATTTTGTATATTATATATAGATAGTGTACAAAGATACATATTTTGTATCTGCTATCCTTTTTGTTTATAAAATATATTATACATGGAGCTAACAGAGATAATCATAACAATTATCACCGTTGCTGGATCTACCGGGATTTGGCAATTTATATCTCAAAGATATAAAGCCAAGATGGAAGAACAAAAGTTTGACAAGGTAAACAGTGATGGAATGCAATATAGAGATGATTTAAAAGCAAGAGTGCGGAACATGGAGTCCCTACTTGCAAAGAGTGCAAATGAGAAAGACGACATGAGACAACAGGTGCTTGCTTTAACAGCAGAGGTACATGCACTGAGAGTTAAGGTTGAATTTTTAGAAAAAGAAAACGAGAGGTTGAAAAACCTATAACTGTATGATTTTGAAAAGATTCAAACTTTTTGTATATTATACTATAAACTAATTAATAAAATTATGATCACAAAAATATTAAGTGCAATCTGGAATTTCTCATTAAAAAAAGGATGGGACTGGGTATGGTCTAAAACAACTGTAGATGAGAAGGCTATAGCTGTTGTTAAGGAAACTAAACGTAGAGCTAAAAGAGTATCAGAAGAAATTTCTGATGTAGGTCAAGAGCTTAAAGAAGCAGCAATACAATCAAAAGATATTGTAAGTGCAGCTGCAGGTAAAAAGCGTAAGGGTAGACCAGCCGGTAGCAAAAACAAAACAAAAAAATAATGAGTGATAAGCCTAAAAAGAAGTTCAAAGAAACTAAAGTAGGAAAGTTTTTAGCTAAAATTGCTCCTAGTATATTAGGTGTAGCAGGAGATTTACTTCCTGATGCAGGTGTTTTGGGTATTGTAAAGAATCTTATTGAAAAAGATGAGACAATTGCACCAGAAGACAAAGCAGCTGCTTTAGAACAAGTTAGGTCTATGTATGAACTAGAAGTTCAAGATAGAGACTCAGCAAGAAATAGAGAGATAGAAGTTAAAAAAACAGGTAGTAAAGACTTTATGATGCTTGCTACTGGTTTAGTTGGTCTATTCTCTTTTGTGTTTATTATATATGCAGTGGTGTATGAACCAACTGTATTAGAAAACGATTTATTTGTACATCTTATGGGGATGGTAGAAGGTGTTGTTATTAGTAACATCTTTGCTTATTACTATGGGACAAGTGCACAAGACAGAAAATAATGGGTGATTGGACATTAGAAATTGCATTTCATTGGCCACATGATAGACTAGCTTTAGGCTGGGAGATAATGAGACCCGATGACAAATATGATTACACTACTATAAAAGTGTTTTTATTAATAACAACATTAACATTAGACTATTAAAATGGGATACGGAAAAACAAAAAAATACAAAGCAGGTGCTGAGCTAAAAGCAATACCATTTGATAATAAAGGATTACCTAAATTATCAAAAGAAGTACGCAACAACATGGGATATATGAAAGCTGGTGGTGAAAAATTACTATCTAAAATGACTTATGGAGGTGGTATAGACATGTCTAATAAAGTAGTTAAAGCAATGCGATTGGGTAGTGAAGTATATAGTGGTCCAAAAAAAACTAAAAAATAAAAAATGAATATACTAACTGACATATTAAGTCTCTTTAAAAGAAAAAAAATAGTTAAGGCTGCTAAACCTGAAGACTTAATTGTTCTTGGAATACATGAGAAACCTGATATGTTAGGTGTAGCATCTCCAGTTCCCTATAAGTCTGTAAAGCTAATTAAAGTTAAAGATTTAATTACTGGTACTCCTGGTGGAGGGGAAGCATGTACTCATATAAATCTTACAAATAACGGAAATAAAAAACCACATTTTGTTTTTAAACAACAAACAAGCAATCCTTGTGAAGTTACTTATAGAGCATTAACTACTACAGGTAATAACATTAATATTGAGACTAATCTTAATGAATTGGTTTTTTCTACTGAAGGTGAACCTAATACAGCTGAAAATGTAGGAAGCGGAGTTGGTGTTTATAAAGATAAGGTTGGAGAATCATTAAGATTTAAATCATTAGTACCAGGTGATGGTATTATTATAGATGATGCAAATGAGGAAATAAAAATTACTTGTACTGGTGGTGGAAGTGAAGGCCCACAAGGACCTAAAGGTGATCCTGGTCAAGACGGTGCTGACGGTCAAGACGGTCAAGACGGTGCTAAAGGAGACCAAGGTATCCAAGGAGAACAAGGAGAACAAGGACCACAAGGAGATCAGGGTATTCAAGGTGAACAAGGTATACAAGGAGAACCTGGTCAAGATGGTACTGGTAGTAATACTACATATGACTTTGGATCTGCAGGTGTTGCAGGAAATATTAATTTTGCACTAACTGGTTCAGATGCAACTAATGACGTAGTGTCAATGCAAGCTGGTCCAAACATTACTTTAACAGATAACGGTAGTAATACATTTACTATTGAAGCTGCTGGTGGTGGTGGTAGTGGTCTATGGACTGCTATTGGAAATGACATTTACAATAACAATTCAAATACAGTAGTAATAGGTGAAACTAACGAAGCAACAGATACAACTGCGGCTTTAGAAGTGCACGGTAGAATATCAATAGTAGATCCAATAAATAGATTTAATACATTTATTGGATTTAACTCTGGTGCTAACCAAAACACCATTGAGCCCGGAGTAAATAATACTGCTGTGGGTCATGAGGCACAAAGAGAGCTTACAACTGGAAGTAATAATACAGCTTTAGGTCGTTATGCACACGCTCTAAATGAAACTGGTAGTGCAAATATAGCCATTGGTCCTAATGCTATGGCTAAAAGCATAAGCTCTAGTCAAAATGTAGCCATTGGTCTGAGTTCAATGACTAATAATTTAGTAGGTGACGAAAATGTAGCCGTTGGTAATGGAGTTATGCAATATCTAGTTGAATCTAGTTTCAATACAGCTGTAGGTACACAAGCATTACACCGTATATTAAGTGAACATAATACAGCTCTAGGTTATGAAGCAGGAGAATGGTTTACAACTGGTAAAAATAATACAATTATTGGTAGTAATGCAGGATCAAGACTTAATGGACAAAGCGGCTATAATGGTGACAGAAATATACTTATAGGGGAATTTGCTGGTACAGAAATCAATATTGGTCAGAGTTGTATTATGATAGGATCTTATACAACTTCAAGTAATAGCGTAGCCGTTGATTCAATTAATCAAATAGTTATAGGAAATGATGCAATCTCTAAAGGAGATAATACGGTTGTTTTAGGTAATACTTCTATTGAAGAAACACATCTAAGAGGAGTTGTAGTATTAGAAGGATATACATTTGCTAATTTACCTACAAGCCCTGTAGTAGGTATGAGAACTTATTTAACTAATTCTGTACCACCTACTTATTATCAGCCTGCTGTTGGTGGTGGAAATTTAAAGGTACCAGTATTTTATGATGGTAATCAGTGGCTGTGGGCATAAACAATAAAAAATAAAAAGATTAAGTGATGAATTTATTACAAGACATATTAGGATTAATATCAAGAAATAAAAAAGTAAAGCCTGTTGACACAGATGTACTACCTATTGGTAGATATAAGACTTCAAAAGAAATACTGAAGCCTAAACCTGAGATGAAAACAAATTTAGTTTCTTTAAAAGAATTAAAAGAATACATTAATTCTGAAGTAGAAACAAGAATAAAAGCTTTAGAAGATTTAAATCAAATGTAAGATATGGCACTTAAAAGAAAAAAAACAACAACTAAAAAGAAAAGTACAGTCAACTCATCTGGGAATTATACAAAGCCTGGAATGAGAAAAGCTTTGTTTAATAGAATTAAAGCAGGTAGTAAAGGTGGAGCACCAGGACAATGGTCCGCACGTAAAGCTCAAATGCTTGCTAAGCGTTACAAAGCTAACGGTGGAGGCTATAAGACTAAAAAATAATGAAAGATCTTACACTAAATATTGGTAATATAATTTGGATCATAGGTATAATATTTACTATGGGTATTGCATATAGTCAAATAGCACAATTATCTGATGATATTGTAGTTATAGAAGCTAGACTAGAAAAAAAGATAAAATTAATAAATGAGTGTGAAGATAAAATAGTTGCATTAGAAAAAGAATTAATAGCTATTAATGTAAAATTATGTGATGGCAAAAACTAAACAACAAAAAAGTCTGACTAGATGGACAAAGCAAAAGTGGACAACTGCTTCAGGTAAAAAGAGTTCTGAAACAGGAGAAGTTTATGCACCAAAAAAAACTATTGCTAAATTAAAAAGTACTAAAAAAGGTAAAGCTAAATTAGCAGCAGCAAATAAAAAGAAAAGAGCAGCTACCAAAAAAGGCAAACAGCATGCTAAGCATGGCCTTCACAAAGGTAAAAAAAGATAAAAATAAAAATAGATCATTATGAACTTTATACAAGAAGTCTTAAATCTTTTAGATAGAAAACAAGACAAAAAAGAACTCGAACTAAAAAGAGACTATTTTGAATTTGGTAGAACAAAACCAAGTAGTGTAGGTAATCCATTATATTCACCTAAAATGACTCCTCATGCCATTCGGTATGATGATTTAAAGTGTAATATTATATCAGGCTTGGTAAGTGGTACAGGTACAGAACATACTTTACCTGTATTTTCAACAACAGATCCTAATAATTGTGATGTACAAACTATTATAGATTCAGTGTTTAGTCAATCGGCTGATGCAGAATTAGGTATAGTAAATGCAAACTTGTTAGTAAGAGGTAATACTGAAATTGAAGGTGATCTATTAGTACGCGGTGTACAAACTATTATTGAATCTACTATAGTAGAAATAGCAGATAATATTATTGAACTTAATACTCAAGGAGCAGATGTTGATGCTGGCTTTTCAGTTGGAACAGTTAACGGTTTAAAAACATTTGGTTGGGATGCAACTAACCTTTTATGGAATACATTTAAGGAAAGTTTAATGACTAAAGACATTATTATCAATGCAAATTTAATAATGGATAATGAGGAAATTAGTCTTATCACTAACTCAGTAGAAGGATTGGCGTCAGAACCATTTGATTATGCCATTCCTACAACTTTAGCCGTAATTAAATATGTTGATGAAAATATTGGTGGCTCTGATTATCAGATTGTCCCATTTGATTCAGGAACAGATCCTTTTGGGCTTATTGGATTGACAAAAGATGGTGTTCAAGATAGTGTATTTAAAGTTGTAGGAGATGATTGGATTTTACCAAGCTCTAATAATACTGAATTAAATATAAAACATGCAGAACAAACAGTTCTTGGAACAAATAAAGAAATAGACTTAAACAATGGTGATTCGTTTAATGTCAGAGGTTATGCATTTGATGCAGCTGGACATATTATTCAAACTGATGATGTAACATATACATTAGATCTTACAGGATTAGGTTCTCCAGTAATGACATCTACTGTTACCGGAACGGGTAAACTTTGGGATGATACTGTTCAAGTAGAAGATGCTCTTCCAGTAAGTGCTGAACCTTTAAGAACATATGGTATACAATTTAATGAGGCATCACAATTAGTTGTTAATGTGCCATGGGTTGAAGGATCAGGTGGCTCTATTGTAATAGGTAACCCAGGTAACCCTACAGAAGATCTAACTTCTATAAGTATAGATGGTACTGTTTATGGTATTCCAGGTGTGCCAGCAAATATAGTTGAGACAGTAGACACACAAAATGGTACATACATTGATATGACACCAACAGGTGCTGTAGATGGAGATGTTGTTGTAACAGCAGAATTATCGGCTGTAGATGGTACAGATACTTCAGGTTTATTCTTAAGTAAAGATAATGTATGGTCAGCAATTCCAGGAGGAAACCCAGGAACTGTAACTAGTGTTGGTTTAAGTACAGATATTGCAGCTTTCCAAGTTGCAAACTCTCCTGTAACAGATAACGGAACAATAGAATTAAATCTAAACGGAGGAACTGAAGGACAATTTTTAAGACAAGACGGAAATTGGGCAACAATCCCAGGAGGTAATGCAGGAACAGTAACTTTAGTTGAAGCTTCAACTGCAGGTGATGCTTTAGATGTAGCAGTAGCAGATGCAACTACTACACCATCAATATCACTTACATGGGCAGGAAATGATACTGAATATATAGATGGTGCAGGTAATTTAAAAGACTTCCCTACTGTAGGTAGCATGTCTAGTTGGACAGTTAAAGATGGTACAGCATTAGGACCAGTATTAGATCAAGCAGAAGTTCAGTTTGTAGGTGATGATAAAATTACTACAAAATTAACAGATAATTCAGGTAACTATATACTTAGTGTTGATCATGATGATACAGAAAGAATAGATCAAACTAACCAGTTATCTCCAGCATTTGGAGATACTTTTAAAGTAGTAGATTCTATTACACAAGATGATCAAGGACACCCTACAGAAGTAACTTTTTTAGACATTACTTTACCAACTCCAGGACCAAGTGGTGCAACAGAAGCATTTAAAACAATTAAAGTAGATAATGCAATTACTACTATACCAGCTCAAGATGATGTAGTAGCTGATTCAGCAACAGATACTGTTGGATATAAAGGAGGCCGTCAGATTAGTATAACAACAAATGCAACTAATGATACAATTCAGTGGGACTATAACCGTACTTTTATTATTGGAGGTGGTCTTTTAGAAGATGCTGATGGAGCACTTGGAATGGAAGAAGTAATCCTTCAAGAAACTAATTCAACCAAAAAACTAGCTAATGGAGATTCTTTTGCCGTTGAAGATGTAACTTATAATGATAAAGGACAAGCAACTACAAGAGAGACTACAACATATGAATTAGATATTAGTGGTTTAGGCGGTGGTACAACAAACTGTACTTTTGGTGTTGTCTTTTCAGATAAACTTGTTGGAATTTCAGGTGGTACACCAGCCCTACCTAGGCCAATTGTTCCAGTTTCTGGTACTGCATTTGGTTTTAAAAATACTAGTGGAGAAACAAGACATTATGCTATAACTTATAGTTTAACAATTAGAGGCCAGGCTGCTGCAAATTTTTATAGATTTGAAACTGGTTTATCTGCAAGTGATACACCTAACAATAGTAAAGTTCAATTAATTAACTTTCCAGTACAGGTATATGCTAATGCAGAAAGCGATTTTACAGTAACACATACTTATTATGCTGCTAATTTAAATGATCAAGAATCTATTGTTGCTACTATAAACGAAATATCAGCAGCTCTACCTTGCCCTAAAGCATTTATTGTAGCTGGTAGCATGACAGTTGTAAGTTCTTCATGTGAAGGAGCAACTGAAGGTACTATAGGTCTACCAGGTAGAGAAGATTAATAATGGCAAAGAAAAAAGATAGTAGATTAGCAAGAGCAGGGGTCTCTGGGTTTAATAAACCTAAGAGAACCCCTTCTCATCCTAAAAAGTCTCATATTGTTGTTGCCAAAGAAGGTGATAAGATTAAGACTATCCGCTTTGGTCAAAAAGGTGCAAAGACTGCAGGTAAACCTAAAGCAGGTGAATCAGCTAAAATGAAAGCTAAACGCAAAAGCTTTAAGGCTAGACACGGTAAGAACATTAAGAAAGGTAAAATGTCTGCAGCTTACTGGGCAGACAAAGTTAAGTGGTAATACTACTTACCCCACTTATTACGATTAACAAGCATTGATATAATAGAATAATTAGATAGATCTATCCACGAGTCTTCTAGACTTTCATTTTTAGGATTACGATCTGACTGTACAAGATTCAGTATTCTTTGTATTTTGTCATTGCTACGAAACCATATACCAAGCAAACTCAACTTACGGTTTTCTTTAAAATCTGTATCTTTACCAAGAGTAATATTTTGTGGTCCGTAATCTAATTGCTTCATACAAAATAGTGCATACTGGTCCTGCTGTATATCTTTAAACTCTTTTGTTGTCTCAGGGTATAACTCTTCACAAAGTGCTACGGGATCTACAGTGTCTTCTTCCGCAGATTCTTTTATTCTAGATAAATTTGGTTCTTCATATAAATGATCACTGTGAGATTCTACAGTGTCTTCTTGTGTGTCACTAAACGGGTGACCAAACGGTTCTATTTTTTTATTCATCTTTAATATGTTTATTTTTACTTTGTCTAACATTGGCTTTTTCTATTAAGTGTAAATGATATGCAAGCTCTGAAGTTTTTTTAAGTTTGCTATAATACTTGTCAATACGCTGATCAAGCTTACGTGACTTATGTAAACCGTATACATTGGGTTTTGCCTTGTATTCTAGTTCATCTAGTCTTCCCTTTAGATACTGTACTTCTAATAGTACGTGGAGTTCTTGCTCTTTCATACTACAAGGTTATATAAAAAATTAAATAATAACAAAGAAATACTTAATATTACTGACCAGGCGGCAACAGCCATCCAATTAAATTTATTTTTCATAATTTAAGTTTTAAATGAGAGGGCTGCCGGAAATTACAAAAACCGGCAGCATTGGTTCCTCTCTAATTATCAGAGCTATTTATAGCAAATGCTATTAATAAGACTCCTAATATGAGATATAGTATTGTATATTGCATACTTATAAAGTAAAAGAATAATCTTCTACTTTTACTTCTATCTCCTCTTCTTTAGCAACATCAAACAAACCAAATTGACCGGGGTCTATAGGTTGTACAGTGTCTTGTTGTTTAATACCCATCTGACCTAATACATCAACAACCATGAAATCATGAAACTTTTGTGTATCACTTAACCAAGATCTTGGGTGAGACTTTTTAAGAGCATGCGTTACATGATTATAAAAAGCCCATGCATTATCTGCATCACAATTATAGTCATAAGAAGGGTCCTTCATCTCTGATTTAACAGTAGTTATCTGAGAAACATCAAGTATCTCTTTATCTACATATAGTCTTCCTAATAACTCTGCTTGCTCTTTATTGCTTAATACTACTTGTCTTAAAGAATCTCTGTCATCTAATATCTTTTGATAGTATTTTTCAGCATTCTTAATTTGATTTGATATTTGCATTTTAACTTCGTAGTCTGCAGAACCTGTATGCTTTCTTGCAAAATTCATCATGTCCCCGGAAACCATTCCGTTATTACAAACCATAACATATCCACCAATAGCACATTGAAATCGGATAGTTTTATTATAGGAGTTTGTCCATCCAAACATCATTCCTAATTCTGTCTCAGATTTAATCTGATCACTCATATGTACAGAAGGCTCTATGTAATAGATACCTTGTGCAACACTAGCATTAACACTAGCTCTGTAAAGTTCACTCTTTACATTGAAACCACTGGCATTCAACATGTTAAGTGTGTTTTCTATAATGTCCTTATGTGAAATTACAGTGTATGTATCCCCATGGGACGGCAGTGGAGCATTCTCCAAATAGTGTCTTGTAGACTCTTTAATTAACTTTGGCATATTTAAATTTATAAAGTGTAAATATAATAAATATTGCTTTAGAAAACAAATTAAAAGATATATCTAATTGTATTTAAATCAAAATACTTAGAATAGGTCTCTTTAAAGTAACCTAATAATCTTGTTTTATGTTCTAAAGGATATCTCATAACTCCTGACTTGTTCTTGACTTCATAAGAACGTCTCATAAGTTCTTGAGCTTCTGGTGTTGTTTTAGCCATTTGATTTGGATGATTAGTTAATGCAATAACTTCACATTTATTTTCTCCGGCTATGTCCTTAACCTGTTGAAATAGGTTATCATACTCTTCCACCCAACCAGGATAAAAGACTAGAGGACTATAATTTAAATGTACTTCCCAACCTAAAGCTTTAAGCCTGTTAATGTCATGTATACGGCTCAAAATACTTGACATCTTAGGTTCTAAGATATCTGAATACTTCTGAGGCATAAGACTAACGCGCACCCGTGGTGGTTTATTAAAGTGATTTACATCTAACTTTAACAATCCTGGATACTTAGTGGCCATTGTACTGTTAAGTTGTGAATGATTATCATAACGTTTTAGATAATCAATCAAAGGTTCTGGCATATGCTTTTGCATTAATACTAAGTCTGTATTACATGCAACATCTACCATAGTATATATAGGGTCTTGTTGATCTGGGACTTTGATATAATCTTTTTCCCACTCTACAACAGATTGAAATATCTGATCAACATTTGTATTAACAAAAACTCTAGTACCGTTGTAACGTGACATATAACAATAAGTGTTTACACAGCCACCAAAACATCCGTAGATTAAATTTGGGGCTATGCAATTTGCACTGTTATTGTTGTCTTTGGTAATTAAAGTTTTTGTCTTTTGTTCCTTAATCAATTGTCTTTGACAAATTGACCGTTAACCATCTTACCTGTACGTTTTGAGATAACGTCATAAGCCGATTTGAGGCAATATTCTAAAGATACATTCTGCATCTTAGCCTGAATAATCAAGGTGACCATAATATCACCCATAGCATCAACAATCTCTTCACGGTCATCAGCATTGATAGCCGTGCAGAGCTCAGTTGTTTCTTCTAATGTCTTCAACGCTTGGGCCATTGGTGTGGCTTTGTCAAAAATACCTTTTTCTTCTGCCCAGCTTTCTACTGCACATTCTAATTCAAAATAATCCATATGTTAGTTATTAATAAGTAATTCTAATACCTCTGTTAATGATTCATGTCTGTGGTTATCTTCTAATACCACTTTATATACATGCTTTGAGCTCACAATTTTTGCAACTTCATTGATAGCAGAGTAATTTTTATCCTTCAAATCTATTTGTTGATTATCACCACAAAATATCATCATAGAATCTTTTCCTAATCTACTTAAAGCCATAGAAAACTGAGACCTTGTTAAGTTCTGAAACTCATCTACTATTACAACAGAATTGTCAAACGTTCTTCCTCTAAAATGAGACAAGGAAACTAATTCTATTTGTTCTTCAGCTTCAAGCTTCTCTAAAAGCTCAGGTTTGTTATAGACCTTACGCATATTAGATTTAATAGGAACTAACCAAGGCTCCATCTTCTCTTTCTCAGACCCAGGTAAAAAACCATTATCTTCTGTTGCCACCGTTGGCCTTGTGATAATGATTTTATTATACTGTCTTTTAAAAAATTGATCTAATGCAACTTGGACAGCAAGTAGTGTTTTACCACTACCTGCATTGCCATGTACAAAACTAAAAGGATGTTTGAGCATTTGCTCTTTTGCAACCTTTTGTTCTTCTGATAATGTAATACTAAATCTAATTGATCCTTTTGGAGGTCTCTTTGTCATATTTGTTTTTGCCATTAAAATAGTGTTAACTGATTACGACTTACATCAAGAATGGTATCAATTTCTTTTTCAATAGCATCCAGATAATAAGTCTTATTGATGTCATAACTTTCCCACTTAGGCTCAATCTTCATCTTATTATACACAGTTTGCAACCAACGTCCAGCTTCAAGTTGTATCTCTCTACCATCTGTTTTGTTGACTTTAGTAATCTTTACGCCAGCTTTAGATATATAGTATCTATTTATCTTTTGTAAGTCATGACTAATTAACTCTGAACCTTTAATAGATTTAGCAACTTGTTTCCAATCACCTTTTGATTTACCGCCTATACAATAATCTAAGATATTTTTGTTTTCTGACAAATAATCTTGAGGCATTTTATCATGAATAAAGTAATTAAATATTGCTTTAGGTATAATTAATTTGGATTTATTCTTATGCAAAGCTAATCCAAAGAAATCAAATCTACCTTTCATCTTTGTTGGTGCAAAATAAAATTTATCTCCTGAAACTTTAAACTTATAATGAGGATTTTTTCTTTTTATATCACGCCAGGTGGTTATATCTACTTGCTTATAATTGTTAAGGCCAATATAGTTATTACAACCGGCTATAACAAGCTTTTGATATTCATCATGTTCTAGCTGTAAATTAGTAAGCAACTCCCATTCTTTGCAAATACCTAAATAGTCATCAATATACTTTCTTGGTATTCTTGTTTCTAAACCATCAGTGTTATGTATAATTGCTACAGCTTCAGGAATTCTTTCCATTATCATTTCATATAACATCATCAAGCTTAACTGGCCGTTGATTGTTATTCTCATAGTTAACTCTGGATCATAAAAGAAACTGTTCTTATCATTACTAAGACCAAAAGTACTGTTCAAGATAATCTTATAAACATAATTCATAGGATTACTTTTAGGTATCTTCTTACGTTCTTCAAAGAACCATTCATACTGATCACAAAATTCACTTGCTGGAAAATGTCCAGGTGCCCAACCATTTCTAATAACTAAATTAGGATAGAAGGATGTAACATCTGAAGACATAATAACTGTATCTTCATCTGATTCATAAACACCATTCTTATTTGCACCATGTACACCGCCTACACCAAAGTCTGTTTTAACATTCTTATAAGTAACTGAATACTTAAATGCACCTTTAAGATTATCAGGGTCTAACTCTACAGCTTTAAATCTATTTAGAAGCTGGTTAAACTCTGGAGATGCAAAAGAGATGTATGGTAATATTATGTCTTCAAATTTTATAACACTACGGTAAGTCCTCATTTGTTTAAGGTCTCGTTTTTGAATGTTAAGTTTCTCTGACATATAGTAACCAAACAGCTCTTTACTTATACGAGGCTCAGAAGCACTATACAGGTTTATATTATAAGTGTTAGTTAACTCTTTTCTTAGTTTAATTAAATCTGTGGATCTATTAAATATTTCTTTTGTAGATCTAACATCATTTATATTATACTCAAGTACTGTGTTTATTTCCTCTATAGTCTTAATCTCTGATTCATGATGGATTGGCATATCTAAAATATTATCCCAGTCCATGCTGTATTGTATCCACTTTAAACTAGAACGCTTGGCAGGATTATCCCAGTGATGCATTTTAAATAAATCTATTTGACCTATCTTCATCTTCCACTGCGGGTAATCCATAAACTCTTTCTTATTGGATTTGTCTATACAATACTGTGCATATTTGTAAAGAATATTAGCAATTTGACATGCTGGTAATTCTTTCCATAAGTAATGGTTGTCTATTATATATTGAGTAATCTGACCATCAAAGGCTAAACCGTTGTATGATATATGCCACTCTTTATTCTTAAAGTTTTGTTCAAGAAAATCTATAAACTCATCAAAATCATTTCTTAGATCATGAACAACAAAGACTTTTGTCTCATTAGTCTTATAGTGTTCAAATACCCCGGTGAAACAATTAGATAAAGTTTCATAGTCCATTACCCAATGCTTCATTCTTTTTTCTTTTTAAGTTTATCTTTAAATGTGTGTAAAGTTCTATCAGTAATACCTAAAGCTTTAGCTGCACTTCTTACTGTTTTATGTTTCTTGAGAGCTAGAGTCATTATTCTCTCTCTCATTTGTATTAATGTTTCCATCTTTATAGTTTTTAAGTGCAACTACTTTAGCTTCTAATATTAAATCCATAATACTATCATAGATACTTTCTACTGCTTCAGGAGATCCTTCCCGCTCTAACTTTTTATTTATCTCTCTCTCATATAAGTCAACTGTTTTGATCACATGTTTGATCTTTTGTTTGACTTGTTGCGTATGTATATACTGTAACCCGTGTGCAAGTTCACCCATACACTTGGTCATAGCAAATAGGATGTTGACATCCATTATTTCTTCTTCTGTTAATTTAGCCATATAAATAGATTAGAGCCAAAAAAAGCCCAAATCAATGAGCTTCTTTTTTTAAGAATAGTAGTAATTGGAGGAACTACTGTCCTGGTAATATAATATTAGAGGTCTTGGTCTCATTTAAATCTACTTCTAAGAATTCTGTGTATTTAAATGATGATGCATTTACCGCAAATAATTCTACAAAAGTTTTTATATCTTCTTTGTCATTGATATAATACTCTTGAAATGTATTTATATTAACTCTATGTTCTTTAACAGTCTTACCTGTTTGTTGATTTGGAACTTTAAGTCTAATAGGTTGACCGTCATCATTAAGACGTGGTAACATATGAAAAGAGTCCTTCTTTTCTTTACCAATAACAGCTAAGATACCTGAGCTGGGGTCAAACATTGCTTCTACGTATGGTGAGTCTACGCTCACTGGAATCAAACTAAAAGATCTTGCATTTCTAAATACAGAATTTACAAGCATCATATTATTTCCTAAACTATTTGCCATTTGATTTTGTTATTTGATTTTAGTATTTGTCCAAAGATATAGAATTATTTTTAAATAACTCTATTTCCTGTGGCACATTTTCATTTATTGTTTCTTTTTCTAAGTCTGGTTTTGAACATAATTCATAAACATTTTCTATCAGTTCTAACTCCACGCCTAATGCCTCAGCATATATTTCATGAAATTCATCTGGTTTAAGAAAACTTTTTACATAATCTGCTATATTACCCACACCTCCAAAGAAATCTTTGATAGTTCTTTTAGTATCTATACTAAATTTAGAGTATTTACCTTCTACAAAAGAATCAAAATCATGTTTGTATCTATTCATATTAAATACATAAACATGTTTATTATCACCTAAATTAAAATAAGCTTCTATTAATGGATGATTTGTTAAAAATCTTTCTTGAAAATTTAAAAACTCAATACTCATTTCAGCGTTATACAGACACATAAATTTTCTATCATTTATATGATACAGTTTGTCCCAGCAAACATAAGTTTGTTCCGGGACAAAATCTATACCTTTTTTTAGATTAAGTAAAGGATATAAAAATACTTTACTCTTTTGAAAATATTGTGTGTAAACACCTGCCATACTATAATGTAACCTTTTTTACTAAGAATTCATAAGGCAAGCTATATTCTCTTTCTTGATAATGGAAGTCTGCCATAGACAATGCTTCCTGTAAACCTTGTGTCCAATAAGACAATGTCTCTGGACTAACGTCAAAGACGTACACTTGCTGATAACTATCTATAACAACAAATTTATAAATAATTTTGTAATCTTTTTGGTCATCAGACAAGTTTTCCCAAACTAGTTTACAATAAATAGCAGCTTGTAACCAATATTTATAGAACTCTACAGTTTCTTTAAAATCAGAAATTGATTTGCTTGTTGTTTTAAGGTCACAAACAGTTACAAGCTTTTCATTATCATCTATTTTATAGAAGTCTACTATTCCTTTTAAACCATATGTTTTATCTTTAAGTTTACAAGACAAGTATTCTTCTGCATAAGTATGTATAGGATCTAAATCAAAATCTGTTTGTGTATTACTAAACAGCTCCATTACGTCTTTGTTAGCTTTAATAACTTCTGCCTTTGCTGTGCAATCAAACAATGTATCTTGATTTATAACATCTACATTACTGTTAGATAAGAACTCCCAGTAGGGCTCATAGTCAGACACTTTAATCTTTTTAACTCTAGCCTCATCTAACTTCAAAGACTGATAAAGATTAAATTCTTTCAATGTAGAAAGTATAATATCATCTTCTATGTCCTCAATTGTATCTGAGTCTGTATAAAGAGTTAAATTTTTAAGTACTTTTCTAATATTGTCAGACGGTGCTTTACCCGGTACAATACTAAACTTCTCTTTTAAGTTCTCTGGTTCAAACACTAAGCAATGAACAAGCTTACCTTCAACTAAGTACTTGTCAGTTTTAATTTCTTTGTCTTTTAATATATAGTCCTTGTAAAACAGGGACGGTGAAAATAATAATCTATTAAGTGAAGAATAACTAAATGAAAAATCTTTTCCATAAAATTCATCTTCTTTTATTTTATCTATCATAAGTTTTTTATAAAATTAGCTCTTGCTAATACCTGATCTCCAGGTTTAATAGGATGTGTATATAAACAATAATTTATATCCACCCATCCTTCATTAGTCTCAAGCATGTTATTATGTCTTTTTATTACTGTAGCCGCTACTCTAACTACGTTCTCATTCCATTTTAAATAATCCGGCTTTGTATCATCCATGTTTTAGTTTTAGAGTAAGGAGGGGACTCAATATGAGCCCCCACAATTATGGCAATAATTACCCTTACAATTTTATTAATTCTTCTTCAATCTCTGACATGAAAAAATCATTATTTTTCTTTAGATTATCTATGTATTTAGGATTGATTTTAATTGCATCTAAATTTATTTTAAATACACTATCATCAGATAAAGCCATAGACTTTTTAAGAACATTATGAAATGCATAACGTGCAACTTCAGTAAAAGCAAACTCAGTAAATTTATCTTTACTAATTAATGTTTTTAGATACTGTTCATAATATCCACCATAAGAAGCATTATTTCTAGGGACAAACGCCTCAAGAGATTTTCTCATTGTTTTTACATTAACATTGTTCCAGTTCCTGGTGTCCTTCAGATAATCATAATAAAAGTAAAACAACATAGATACATAATCATATGACTTTGTTAAGTTACAGTTAGCAAGTAATTCTAGTGCTAAAGACCTATTTTCTTTATCATCTGACTTAATCATAGACCGAGTACTAATATACTCCTTTTTATCAATTACATGTAAGTCTTCATATGTAAAGTCTGTAACTAAAGTATCCAATATAAGATTATTATAAGTAGAAATATTTGTAAACTGTTCCTCAAACTCAGGCTTAATATAATAATAATTGCTAATAAGTTCATTAAAGCTACCATCATTAGTCAAATTAGGCAAAGATGATTTATAATAATGTTGAAACTTTAGCTCTACATAATCATCATCCTTTACTGTATTTAATGCATTGATTATACTATCAAAACACTCTGTTGTAAAATGTTGCTTATGAGAAGCCATCTCCGTAATAACATTCTTTACCTCATATAGACTATACCAAGAGTAATCACTCATGCTTTTTTGATATTTGTGAGATACAATTAAGTAATCTGCTTTATCAATGTTCCTGGTAAGCTTGACATCAAACTTATCTTTTAATAGATCCATTTTTTGTCTAGGTAAATCCAACTTTGGAAACCTATATAATACTTTATCTTGCAGATCTTGTGACTTTATAGTTTGATAAGTCACACCATTTATTTCTGGTTTATCTGGATGATAACTTGATAGAAATATTACTGGATCATTTATTTGAACTGAATCATATAAACTACCACCATCACTTTTAATTTTTAGTCTTAATATCTTCTTCATTTAATTTTATTTTTAAATATTTTCTGTATTCTGGTTTTACTTCAACTTTAAATACATATAAATCTCTGTTATGTATACTTATCTCTTTTCTTACTAGAGGTTCTAAATGTCTAAAAGAAACTGCATCAAGTTTTTCTTCTTCCTCTAGCCAAAGTATCATGTCTTGTGCACTCTTGCGTGCAAAAAGATCATAGTTAGACTTGTCAATCCAATATTGTATATCTTTATTTCTATTAAAGTGATACATTTTATATTCAGTCTGTCTAGCAAGTTCCCATAGTAAGTGATAATTTTTTGTATAATCTATAGTAGGTAACATCATACCCGCAATAGCCAAATCATCTCCTGTTGTATTCATTTGATTCACTAAATCTTTTAATACATCTTCAGTTAACTCCTGCTTATTAGCGGACTCACATACAACAGTATCTACATCAATAACGCTAAGGGTTCCTATTTCAATCTTATAAGCAAGATTTACAGCTAAACCAGTAATAAGCCATTGGTCATATATACTTTCTAAAATACTTAGATTGTTTCTATTAACAGTATCTCTTATCTTATCATGATATATAACAGGATTTCCTGTTGTTTTAGAATACTGATGAGTAACGTTTGAACTAAAGTATGCTGTATTATCATCATTAAAAGATTCATAATTCCAAAGCTTTGCAAGCATTAATGTTGACTTTATTGTTTCACCATGTTCACATCTTTCTGAAATATCTCCATGAGTCAGCAGCAAATCAGCTGATTCATAGTCATTAGTTAATACAATACCGTGTTCTTTACACGCAGCTCTTACTCTATCAATAGATACAGGTGATCTTGGTAACAGAAAAGCTTTTTTGCAAGCTTTAAAAGTTGTAGAATCTACCGTATCTGTAGTTATTATGTTTCCTATTTTCTCATATGTTGTTTGATCTTCTGTTAGCAGAACTGTATTTACTTCGGTGTTTGAAGCAACTCCATAACTAGGAGCTGCTTCAAGACCAAAGTGTTGAACTGCATCAGTGTCAAAATCTTGATATACTGATTTATTTGCCATTTTACTTCATTGTCATTTTGATGATATCTGGATTCATCATCATTTTATTAAACTTCTGTTTGTTACCGTTAAATATGGTACGTACAATTAAATACTTTAAATCATTTGTAAAGTAATCTTTTGTACATAAAGAGATAAGACGGTCACTAATCTTTTTAGTAACAGTATTCTCTTTAGAGTATACAACTGCAAAGTTTCCTAAACGTGTTGCTAATGTAGATGCAATATCTGCACGGTATGTGTCATCTTGACCAACACAACCTCTAAGCTCACCCAATATATATTGCTCATTATCATGAGTCAACAAATCTGTAGGTGTAACCAGCTTATCCAGTTTGTTATTAATAAAGGTTGTAAACATAGAAGCAAATGTATCTCCTACACTACCTTCACCAATCATCTGAACCATACTTAAGTTATCTTCAAAACTATCAAAACTTGATATTGCATTAAAGAATGTAGTAATGGACCTTGCATTAGTTTCTTGTGTAACTAATTCTGGATGAAGTAACAAAAAGTTAATACATCTAGTGTCAATACCTGCTTCTTCTGCCCAACGAGCCCAAACATTAACATCAAACTTAAGATTAGCTGTAATATATCTAGTCTTCTGTGCACTATCTACACTGTTAACCATATAGTCTCCGTTATCTGGATTTGCTGTTAAAATAATATGCCAATCTTTTGGTAAAGACCAAGAGATATAAGTCTGACGGTCTACTAATTCCATAACTGCTTGTATAAAACGTACATCTGCACGATTCCAGTCATCTAACAGTAGTATACCACCATCTTTAGCATCTGCAATCCATTCTGGAGCACAGTATGACATTCTATTTTTGCCTGTCATCTTGTAACCATTCTTTAGATAGTCAGCAACTGCTAATTCATCAACCCAAGAACCTACCTTTTTTGTAATAGTAGTATTCATAGAGGCTAAGTCTTTAGATGCTGCACTTCTTTGAGCAGCTGTATAAGATAAATCATCTACTTTCTTAATGGTCTTTTCTTTGTACATCTGAAACTGACGTACAGGAAATCCAACTAAGTCACCCAGCTCTTCTATCTGAGCTAAATTAAGCTTAACAAACTTTAATTTGTTTTCTGTAGCTAAATCTACAATAGTAGACGTCTTACCAATACCTGATTCACCCACTATCTCTGTTGCTACAGGAAGTTTTCCTTGCTGTTGTAAGAATCTGTTGTTGTTTATGATGTGGTTTACAAAATCTTTTGCCTCATCAATATTTAAATTTACTTGTGCCATAATTGCTTTTTAGTTTAATTTTATTACTTTTCCTGGTAACTCATCATTCATTCCTGAAACGCTGCTTAACACCCATAAAGTGTTTTTAGGACAGTCATCCGGGGAATATGCTTCACCATCTGTTAAATATACTAGGGCCGTATACCGCCCATGCTCATTGTAATGATCTATTACAGGTTGGAAGCTTGTACCTCCTCTACCTTTTATGCCAAGATCTTTTTTAGGATTGAAATCTTCAACCGAACGTAATACTGTATCACATTGTGCTATTGTTATTTTATGTCCGGTTTTATGCATATGCACAAGCTCATTCATAAACTCCTCTAACTCACTTGTTGATACAGAACCAGATGTGTCTATACCTACAAGTATGTGATTTTTAAATTTAATTTTAAGACCTGGATTTGCTGAATAACGTTTATTGTATTTACGTCTAAGCTTCTTAGTGTAAATAACAGTAGAGTTACCAACAAACCTTCTTAAATAACCTTTCCAATCAAATTTAGCAGGTTCTACATAACGAAGTCTAGAAACAAGTTCAGATAACTCACCTGGTATAGTACCACATCTTTTTTCTGTCTGTTCTGCTACTTCTTTAATTTGATGTTCTATTTGTTTTTCTATTAGCTTTTTATCTGCTTCAGATAAATCATCAAACTCATCCCATGTAGTATGGTCATATGGACTATCACCGTTCATATTATTAAGAAGATTATTAAGAGAAGGACATTGACCTTCATCTTGGGCTTCTTGTAGGAGTTCATAGTATTTATCTGTACCAGCTTTTACAGGTAGCTTTAAATCAGCAAATGTTTCTAAAGTTAATCCACCTTCTGGTAGATATTCTGAATCTATGTACTGATTAATTTCTAAGTCTGCCGCTATATTAAATAACTTTTTGTCATTATATCTATCTCTAATTATTAAATGACCAAAACTTATGTGTAATAATTCATGTTTTAACAATCCTATTCTATGTTCTAAACTTAAATTAGAAAAGAAATCAGGATTTATTGATAACTGTGCACCAATGCCTTGTTTACTAACACCTGCTGTAGGTATATCTTTTCTAAAAGTTTTATTTAACCCAACTAAAAAGAGCCCATAAAAGGGCTCTTGTAGTATGAGTGTTTTACTTGCTTTTGCAAGTGAATCTGCTATTTTTACCATGTTATATTTAATTTAATGTCATCTATCCAAGGAAATTTAACTACTTCACGGATTGTTGATATCCATTCATTATCAAACTGTGATTTAAAAATCTTCTTTGCTTCTAAATCATTTGTATAGTGAGATGAAATTGTATTATATAACTTATCCCAACTAAGATCTACTGCTTGAATAGGACTTCCCCATCTTCTTTCTAGTGTAACTTTATATTCACTAAATAATTCTAATTCAAGTATGTCTTTATTTATTTCTAAGATTTTCTCTCTTGTTTCCTTTGGTGCCATCTTAGCTAGCAACAATACATAAATAGGATCTAGATTAAGATTATCTATATTTGATAAACCTATGCTTACATCTTCTTTTACAGATGAATTTAATAATTGCTTTATTCCTATAAAATCTGATATTTTAAATTCCATTACCATAATTAATCATTTATTTTTAAAGTCTTAGACATCCAATGTGGTTTGTTCTTTCTATTCATATGAACTATCCACTCTTTTGCAGAAGGTATGTAATTATTACAGTCTTCTTTGACATGTTGCTCACCAACATATCTTGTATATACAGTTTTACCATCTGAATTTGTAAAACTTTCTCCAAATATTTTTTCTGATTCAAAAATTCCTTCAGAGTGGTGACGATAAAGTCTATGAATACTATGACCCATCCATTTTTTGGTTTCATCAAACCAGTTATGTATGTCCATGTAATCTTCAACTTTACCACCCCATTTTCTGACAGAACTTTTGCAGTGTAATAAAGGATGTGCCATTATATGAATAAGTATTCATCTGACCAATCATAGTCTTCTGTAGTACGTTGGCTATAAGTTAAATCATAAGTTTTTTTATAAACATCTATTTCTAAATGTCCAAAACCACCTTCATTATTAACCCAATCTCCAACCGCATCAACTTTCTCATTAATTATTTGCCAAGCTATATCTTTAAATAATTCTACTGAGCCTTCATCTATTTTTGTTTCTATCATAGAACTGATGTCTTCACCCTTTCTTTGAAACAAGACGTCATCTACGTCACCACTATCTCCAGAGCCTGAAAACTCTATATATATACTATCAACTCCTAGATCTTTTACTTTTGTTACTAGAAGAACCTGCGTCAGCTGTTTTTTTATTTTTTGATCTCTTTCCATCTTTAAAATTATTCTCTTTTAATATTTCTATATAAACACCAGGATTGTCTTTGTCATACACATAATCATAAAACATAGGATTTATGTTATCTGCATTGTCATCTTCAATCCATTCATGTTTGGTCATATCATCTTGTACAGTTTGTGCAGGATTGATATAATCAAACTTATGACGGGAACCCCTAATAAATGTAAAACCAATTTTGACAGGAAGTTTATACTTCTTAAGTTCTTTTTGGAACTCAGGAGCATATTTCTGATAATACTCTTTTGTATTCTTACGGTAGTTTACAACAGTTTTACTTGCTATAAAATACTTACCTGTCCATCTGCGCCCATTTTTTGAGCTTGGTACATTACCGGGTATAAACCACTTCATATTATTTATTTAAGGTTAACCTCAATAGAGGCTTCAGTTCCTTATGTACAGTTTCAAAGCCGTGTTTTTGCATAGCATCTGATATATCTTTGCAAATAGATAATGCACATCCTTGAATATTATATGTTTTTGCATATGCTTCAATGGCTTTTTTACCTGCGTCATCATTGTCAAATAAAGTAATTACTTTTTTGTATTTTTTCTTTAAATTTTCAATGATGTAAGGTTTGATTAATGTATTCTCACTATTAGGAGCTATGACTTCTATATTGTAACCCATACCTTTTAGACACATTGCATCTTTTAAAGATGAACATATAACTAAATATGGATTATTGTATGTTAGCTGGTCATAACCTTGAACATGATTGTTAATATTATAAAACTTATGTTTATCACTTCTTGGTTGATATAATTTAATTACATCACCATCAGCAGTAAAGTAACCATATGTCATGGGCTTCTTAAACTTAGCTTTATCTATTTTACCATCCTGATCTCTTAACATTGTGAAATACTCTATAGGTCTAACGTTATAAGTTTTCAGCATTGTAGCACCAATCCTAAATGAAAGCCAATACTTTGCATCATTATCAGTAAAATCTCTTGTCTGAATATGATCCATAGTCCACTTTGCACTTGGATTTAAAGTGATTAATTCTACTTCTCCGTTCTTGACATACTCATTGTAGTCTTGAATCATTTTACCAACAGCTTGGTTATAGTTAAAATTAAACATCTTCATTATAAGATCTATTTTACCACCGGATACACCAGTAGAAAAATCTTTAAATTTATATTGCTTAATCTTTCTATCTACGTAGACAACAAAACTAGGTGTTCTCTCTGTTGGATTAAATATAGACTTAATCTTTACATCCTGGCCTGTAAGTTTTTCAGATATATTTAAATAATACTGAAATACCCAATAGCTTGGTATGCTTTCTATACTTATAATAAGATTTTTAGTGCTGAACATATAATAAAAAGGGAGACCCGAAGGCCTCCCATATATTTATTAAAGGTCAAAATCATCACCACCGACAGTAGATGTTGATGGTTCAAATGTGTTATTTGAATTTCCAGTAGAAGCTGCTGTTCTATTTTTAACTGGGATGATATGCTCATCTCTGTTAAATGTAGTCAACTTACTGTTCTCAACATTTACATCTTCAAATGGTACTCCTGATTGATTACGTTTTGGTAAGAAGAACTGGAGGTTAATATAACCTTCTTTGTTTTCCCACTCACGTCCTGCAATACAGAAGTTATAGTAAGTGTCACCACTTAGTATATTATTAGCTGATGTTACAAACTCTTCAATAGTGTTTGCTTCAATAGCATCTAACTCACTACGTTTATTTTGCTGCTCTGCCATGAATATCAATGATTTCATGATTTCTGCATCTCTACTAATTTCTCTACCGCTTGGTAAAGTTGCATCAGCAAAAGCATAACGTTGAAAAGATACTCTACCTACTTGACCTGCATAACGTGGGCCATTAGGATTATTAACATCATGTAAAAAACCATCAAAGTCTCCTTTAATTGCTTCTGATTCTACATTAATCTGTAGATCATATGCATTACTATCATAAGGAGGTGTGTGTAATTTAATTGAATTAATTTTTAGTAATTGATTACCTGCATCAATAACTGGTTTAGTTTTTCCGCTTCCGGCTGACATGTCTTTTGTACTTAACATTTTTGTTGATTTTAAAATTTAACTTTGATTATTATTCATTCTCGTATGCATTGATAGCATCTCTGACATATTGTAGATCATTAGGAATATATTCACTACTAAACATGTCCATTGGTGATTTACAGGTATTTTCTCCATTGTTTTGTGTTTCAAAACCATAGTGTAAGCTACCATCATCTTCTTTACGGACTTTACCAAACAATACAATAGAAAATAAACCTTCTAAAGTAAGGGCATTGTCAATCATTTTCCCAACAGTTTTTGCTTTAATCTTACGATGTCCATTAATATCTGTTGATTCTTCTGAATGTGTTAGGAAGAATGTATACAGATCTTCTCTCAAGTCTTTGGGAAGTTTTGCAACTTGAGCAAGGTTAGCAGCAATCTGAGTAAATTTATCATAGCCTTTTTCATTAGCTTTATCAAAATACTCAAAGCTTGACATGTATTGCCAATCATCAATAACTAAGTTTTTGATGTGTGGCATTTTATCACTCACATGCTGCATTGCTTTATAAACTCCTGGGCCACTTGATACACTTATCATGTTACCTGCTGGATTTGATTTATCCAAAGGAGTATATTTACTTTTCCACCCTTTAAAAGGTAAGGGTTTATTAGCAATATTAATTATAACTGTTTCTTTAGGATTTAAATTCCTAATTGAGGTTGATTTACCTGAGCCTGACTCAGCAATTACTAAAACACTTTGTGCCATACTATTTATTTAGTTTATTTTCAATTTTATTTAATATTTCCGCTATCTTATTTAGTGCTTGCACAATTCCTTCTGATTGAACGTTATCATCCGGATTTGGTAGATCCGCTATTCTATCAGCAGAATCAAAAATAGTGTTTTTTACATTACTTTGCACTACGTCACTAACTATTTTTAGTTCAGAGACGGGTATCAAATGTCTTTGGAATCCACTATTACTTTCTACCAACTCATACTCTTCTTTCCAATGAGGATTGTATGGATGCAGATAAAGACTCCGTTTTGGATCTTCAGCTATATAATCTATACTTACAAATTCTGTATAAATATCTTTGTTTCTTTCTAATTCACTTGGAAAGAAACTAACATGTAATTCATCCTTGCCAGGTGGCCTGTATGCCATCTTAGGTATATATGATGCATTTATAACACCTTCTGTTTGAAAATAATCTTCATGTTGTTCTCTTAGTTCTTTTACTAACTTTTTTCTTTGTTCTGGAGTCATTTTAAATTTATTAACTGAATATTCTTTTGTTGTTATCATCTTCTTTCTTCTTGTGGAGGAGTTGCCATTTCTGCTATTTCCATTTTTTCAAACATAGCTTTAAAGAAACTCATCCTAGTGTCACCATTACGTGCTTTAAGAAAGTGTAATACTAAAGTTCTATCATCTTCAATCAAATACCTGTCAGGTCCATATAATCTTATCTTCTGCTTTGCTGGTCTGTTTATACCTATTAAGGTATCCGCATGTTGCAACATTGCATCTGATCCAAATATATCTGATTCAAGAATATAATTACCGTATTTACCTTGCTGTGCACGATCTGGATTATCAATATTTCTATTTAATTGAGATAAAGCAATAAACATACATGGATACTCACGTTTAGTTTGTGTAAAGAATTCACCTAACTCAAATAGCATATCTAAACTGCTATTTTGATATGGTGCTCTCTTTACTAACATAGTATGATCTAATGTTATTATTGTTTTTTTCCCTTTATGCTTATTCATATACTGATCAATCTGCTCACGCATCTGATTTACAGTCATTGGTCTAGATACAATATCTACAGGATACTTTACTCTTTCTTTTGCATATTGATGACATGCATTAAGAACATCTGTAGTTAATGTACTACCGGCACTACATAACTCTTTGTATGTTTTACCAGTTATAGAACTAAACTCACGGAGAGCAGAAGTTCTACCTACCATCTCAAACTGAAACTCTAATACTCTAAAATCATCATCTGGATTTAAAGTAAAAGACTCTCTTATAATTTGATCTTTAATAAGTGTTTTACCTGAACCAGGTCTACCACCTATTACCGTCAAAGTATTCCATTCTAAACCATCAGTAGTAGCATCATTAAACTTAGGCCAAGGTGTATAAATTGATTTTTCTTCACCATTGGCACGTTTGTACATATACTTTAGGGCATCATTAAAGGCAGCATACTGCCCAACCCATCCTTCTGTTGGTTTGCTCATTTCTCTATTATGTGTATAATACTTTCTACATTATCAATACTTGCTTCACATGACTTGCTATCCGGAACCCATGTGCCATCTCTAAGCATTTGAAAATCTTCTAGTATTTGGTTTAATTTATATAGTACTTCATTAATTTCTTCTGGTGTCATACAACTTTTTCTTTAAATTTGTGAATCTCTGTTTCTACACCATCTACTATCATATCACAATAGTCAGCCAGTGCACTAGTTTTAACCTTATGTTTGTCTTGTTTAGCTATAAAATATTGGCTAGTAGACATATACATATAATTATTACTCCTATATTCATTCACATACATCTTAGTTGCTTTAATAACAGCTTGCCAGTCATGATCATATGTTTCAAAGAACCATCTAAATGATTCTCCAAGAGCTTTAACGTTTTGTCTAGCTGGTTTACCGTGTGGTAATTTACCAGCAGGAAATATTGTTCTATATTGTTCAATCATTTGGCTATAGTCTTTACCCATAAGTTGGATATTAGTCTTTTTTTTAGCCTTAACGAAATAGTTATCTAGTTTTATTATAAGCTTCTTGGCTTTTGGTGTAAGTTTATATATAGATTCCTCTTTTACAAGAAATCCTTGTTTAATTAGATTAGGTATCTCCTTATCAGAGCTCAACGAAGGAACTGATGTCTTTTCCTTCATGCTGTAAAGCATCAGCATCTGATTTGGTGTTATCTTCTCCAGTATTATTTTCTGAAAGAGTTCCCACATAAGTTATTATTTTTTGGTTTGCTGTTGATAAACATACTTCAAATTCATGATATCCAACATATAAGTAATCTTCACAAACTTTTATAGAATGAATGGCAGTAGCATGATTTCTTTTAATAAATACAGCTGTTTCACTTTTTCTATATCCATACTTAGTTATTGCTAAATAGAAATAAATTTGTCTCATCATAGTAACCGGTCTTATCCGTGTTCTTACTGATAGACTGTCTATGTATTTATACTCAGGATAAATTTCATGCAATGTTTGAAGACAAAAGCCTTCAATGGCATTTAAACTCAATATAGTATTATCTTGTTGGAAAAATAAATGCACATCTATACCATACTTGTTAAAGAATCTTCTTTTGAATCTAGTAACATCCTTTAGTATGTTAACTGTTTGTTTATTAGTCATTTGTATATTTTTCTGGGGTATCAAAGTTAATAAAATTTTACCAATTAATCAAGGTTTCTCCTCTCTGTTTTAACATCTGATTGATATTTAAGAAGAGGTTTTTATCATCCCAAACTCCACCTTTATAAGCTGCTGCTGCAGGGTGAACTACCTGTATGATATCATGATTTGGTAAAAGCTTCTGCCATTCTTGAGCCTTCTTACCTAACAAAACTACTATAAGTCTATTAGGATAAGAGTTCAATGAATTTAGAAGACCAGTGGTAAAGGTATGCCATAATGAATAATGGCTACCTATTTTATTTATTTCTACAGTCAATGCAGTATTTAACATTAAAACGCCTTGATTGGCCCATCTTGTTAAGTCAGGGTTTCTATCAAAGTTAGGATACTGTTTCTCTATAGAATTAAATATGTGTCTTAATGATGGTTGTTCCTTCATTGTATTACTACAACTAAATGATATACCATCAGCAACTCCAAGTTGCGGATAAGGGTCTTGTCCTATAAATACAACTTTTGTATTTTCATAAGAACATTCTACAAAAGATTTAAACCAGTCTTTCATTGGTGGTGTAAACCTTTTACCTTCATCTACAAACTTGACTAGTTTACCAAGTGTATTATAAAAACTCTCAGAGTTTAAATAAGGAATGAGAATTTCTCCCCATCCAGTGTTTTGCACTTGATGTTTTAACGCATCTACCTTTTCAGGAAGATTAATTGTAACTTTATTCATAATTTATTATATTTGCTTTTATAAAATGAAATGTTATGAGTTATAAAAATGGAATAGTATACGATCTCACAAAGAATATTAAAGACTTAGAAATAAACACAGGGTTTATAATGGGTCTTAATGATATTCTCTTATATTGGATGACTAATATACTTCCTGATGTAGCAAAATTACCTGCTACCTTAGAAAAATTTAAAACAATTATTACATCCGAAGATCCTAGTAAAGAACACATTACACTTTCTGTTGAAGAAAAGATGTTATATACTCTCTATGCATTGCAAATGCTTCTTAAGCAAAAAGCTAAAGAACAAAATCTTGAGCTTGAATCTAAAACAGAAGTAACAGAAGAAAACTTAAAAGAATATTTAGCATCATTTGTAGATAAAACTATAGATGGAAATAAAGATCCAAAAAGTGCTCTTTCTGATATAATGACTGTGATTAATAATAAATCATCTTAGATTCATATTACTAAATTCTCCTATTTCTATACATGCTTGTATTGCTAGATTTAATTCAGCTTTATCACATTGCGCAAAGGACTTGCAGTACTCTGAATTATTTTTCATAAAACAAAGACCTGCTTGTCTCTTCACTTGGAGTTTAACTTCATTAAATGTATAACCAATTTCATTAGCAATTTCTCTACACATAGCGTGTATTCTTGCTAACTGAGCATTACTCCCTTTTACTTCATCTGATATACTAACAAACATTTCAACTTTAGCACCTTCTGGTGCATTAGCTAAAAAATTATTCATTCTTGATTCATTAGCTTTTACAGGATAGTGTATTTTACCATCCTTAATTATACCGTTTATGCTTATATTATTCTTCATGTGTTTCTAATATTCTATCTTCAAAGTCTTCTTCAAGAAGGTTCATTACATCTACTGATACAAAATTACCTATTCTATCCCTAGTGTTATACCATACATGATATACTTCAACACTTGGTCCATAACCTGGTGTACCTGGATCTCCATTAGAATCATACCACTGGTCTGGTTCTCCTGGATCATAAGAATACTGTATAGTTACACTTTCTCCTGAATCTGTTATTAAATCTATTTCTCTCATCTCTCTTTGGTGTTACAAGTTATTTCAAAAGGAGGGTCATATGGGTTTTTAGTAGTATTTGGCGTATGGTAGTGTATCTGTTCAGATAAAAGTATTA